ATGGCTAGGAAGTTTAAGAATGATGACATACTAGTCAGTAAAGCCTTCGAGGAATTTGCATCTGGTATAGAGTTACAACCTCACCAAGAAGACTTTTGTTCGGCAACGCAGAAGATTGTGTTTTTTGGAGGAGGAATGGGCGGCGGAAAAACTTTTGCCTCTCTTATAGACAACACTCAGGGTATCCACGACCCTGATTACAAGTCTGTATTTATAAGAACAACTACAACAGAGATTGATCAAGGCTTATGGCCTGACGCTAAAGGTCTCTACATGAAGTTCCTAACAGACGATGGAACTACTAATGGAAGATACTTAGGTAAAGCCCACATAGACGAGAAACGTAAGATAATTACTTTCCCTAGTGGTGCTACTACAGCTTTTGCTTACTTACAGAATGACGAAGATACTAAACGTTTCTTTGGGAGTGAGTTAGCAAAAGTGTACTTTGAGGAATGTCAGTTTCGAAGTTGGAAGCAGTTCACAATACTATTATCACGTAACCGCTCAAGGGCACAAGTTACTAAAGGGATTAGGTGTACTCTTAACCCTGACGATAGGCATTGGATTTTCGATTTTGTCCGTAGATACCTTGATGATGATGGCTACCCTATCAAGAAGTTGTCTGGAAAGACAGCATACTACTATATCAAAGACGGTAAGCTATACACCTCGTGGAATAAGAAGAGTCTTAAAGAGGAGTTTAATCTCACTAAAGACCCTCTATCTTACACGTACATACCTGCTAAACTTTCTGATAACAAAAAGTTACTAGAACTTGACCCTGACTACCAAGACGTTCTTGCAGCGTTACCAGAGATAGAAAGGAAACGTTATGAGGATGGTTGTTGGCTAGATACAGGTCAACAAGGTTTATACTTCAAGAGAGAGTGGCTTCAACCTGTGGCTACCCTGCCCAAAGGTTGTGCAAGAGTAAGAGGCTACGACTTAGCGGCTTCTGAAAAGACTCCTACTACCTACCCTGACTTTACAGTAGGGATTGGTATGGCAAAAGACAGAGAGGGTAACTTCTACATATACGGGAACTATGTTAGGGACTTCAAAGACGATGACTCTGATATACATGGTTGCTTTAGAAAGAGTAGTGGAACTCGTGACCAGATAATGCTCACGCAAGCAATGCACGATGGTAAAGACTGTGAAATAGTTATACCTCAAGATGCTGGCGCTGCTGGTAAGGAGTCCTTTCAACACAAGGTTAAGTTCTTCTTATCACATGGCTTTAAAGTTAGGAAAGACCCTGCTGGACATACAGCAAGGAAAGGAGAAAAGGCTGAATCATTCCTTACAGCTTGTGAACATGGCTTTGTTTACATTGTAAGAGATTCATTTACTCCCGCATCTTATGACTGGCTTATGGGACAACTTGAAGTATTTAACCCTAACGAAAAGTCTACATCCTCTTATAAAGACGATGCGATGGACGCATGTGCTTCTGGTTTTAACTACTTAAATGCAAAACCTAATACCACAGTTCAGATGCTTCCTGATATTAACTCACCAACTTTAAAGAGTCAACTTGGAATTTAAGGAATTATGTCAGACGAAAAAGAAATAGATATTAAAAAGGCTGAGGCAAATCCTGACTCTAATTCAAAAAGACTCAGGTTAGGTGAGGTAGGAACTCCTTACATTAATGCTGTAGCTGGCATCATCAAAGAGGAGGCTCGTAGAGAGTTACAATTCCCACGATGTCTTCAAACTTATGATGAGATGAGACAGAATGCCACTATAGCTGCTGGTCTCACTGTTAATGAGGTTTTCCTAACTAAGTCCTTAATGAATGTGAAGGTTCAAGCAGGAGACCCTAACAGCGAGAAGTCTGTAGAGTTTGCCAATGCTTTAAACTGGAACTTTAAGAATTTAGTAGGACAAACTTGGTATGATGTAGTTACTGCTTTGATTACCTACCAACAGTATGGGTTCTCTTGGTTAGAGAAAGTTTATGAGAAAAACTCTAGCAAGAATTTCCCTTACAAATATAAGATTAAAAAGTTAGCACCTCGCTCTCAGAAGAGTATTAAAGGTTGGTTAATGGATGAGGATGCAAGGGAGCTTAAAGGTTTAGAACAATGGCCTCAGTCACTCCTAGCTAACCCTTATCAACAATATGTAAGTGGTCAGAAGTTTGGTACAAGCCCTGTGAAGCTACGTAGAGACAAGTTCCTACTCTTCTCATGGGATAATAAGAACCATAACCCTCAAGGCATATCTCCTCTTAACGGCTGTTACAGGGCGTATAAAGAGTTGAGTATGATAGCTAGTTATGAAGTTACAGGTGTTTCTAAAGATCTTGCTGGTGTGTTGGTTCTACGTGTTCCTACTGACATTATTAATAAAGCTGCTGAAGACCCTTCTTCTCCCGAAGCTGCTTCACTGGCTCAACTTCAAAAGAATGCAGCGAGTGTTCATGCAGGCGATCAAACGTATATGCTCTTAGGGAGCGATACAATTGACGGAAGTGGTTCTGGTCACAGGGCATACGATGTAACACTCCAAGGTGTTGAGGGTGGTAGTAAGTCTTACAAAACTACTGAACTTATTCAAGAACGTAAGAAACAAATACTAGATAGCTTAGGTGCAGGTTTCCTTAACTTAGGTAACGACGGTGTAGGGTCTTATGCGCTTGCAACAGGTAAACAATCCTTACATGCTCACTACATGGAAAGACACCTTATATTTATTAAGAGTGTTTTAGAGAATGACTTATTCAAACAGTTAGCTGAAATCAACGATATTGAATTATCTCAAGATGAAATGCCTGTTATTGAATATGGTGATTTAGACGAGCCTGATTTAGATACTATGAGTAAAGTAGTACAGAGAATGGGTTCAGTTGGAATGCTACCTAAAGAGAAGAGTTTCCTTATTAAACTTTATGAGTCTATGGGTTTTGATACCTCTATGTTTGAGGATATGACTGACGAAGAGTTCTTAGAGTTGCTTACAGAGGACACTAGCGCGGCTGGCGAAGGTCTTGGCACTTCAGGTACGGGAATGACACAATCCGAGGGTGCAAGCTCTACAACAAACAGTGAGAACGCTTAATGGATAAGAAAACATTATTAGAAAAGTTTGCAGAGTTCCTAGATACGAACATAGGAGGCTCTCAGGCGAATCATAAAGAATACGTTGAGTCAGATACTACTTTAGTGAAATCTCTTGATACAATGGAGCGTAGGGCGTTATACGTAGCCTTAGAACCTCAAGACGATATGGATAATGTATCAGACCTACATGGCGATTACTATGACGCTATTACAGTAGAGAAAGCTTGTAACAGTTTCAATAAACACTCCAATAAAGCGGGGCTGTTCCACGAGTACGTAGTAGATAGTGAGCTTGTTGAGATTGAACAGTCATGGATTAACCCTGCTGAGTTCACAACGGAAGAAGGTATCACTATCAAGAAGGGTACATGGTTAATGTGGTTACATTTCCCTAAACCTGACAATGAAGAAAACGACACTATATGGCCTGATGTACTCTCTGGGGAGTTCTCTGGTATTAGTGTTGAATGTGGTGGAAGAGGATATGAACTAGATGCCTAAAGCTAAACGAGTTATTACAGAGTTTAATTTCGAAGAAGAAGGTGCAAGTATCCACTTAGTTTCTAAGAAACAAGGCGGTGCTGCTAACGGATTCAAAACTCTCATTAAGAAGTCTAACGCTACAAGTAAACTACCTGATGTAGAAGAAGTAGAAGTGGATATTCAAAAGAAATTAGAACAGATTAAAGTCACTATGTCAATGGAGGAGTTTTTACAAAAGTTCTTCCACATGTACTACGATGACGCAGAATTGCTTACCGCAATGTTAGGGTTCAAAACTGAGCATGAAGCTTATATGGAAACCCTAGAAGAAGACTCAGAACCAATGACCTACTCAGATTACATTGCTAGTAAGCTGTCAAGTTTTGAGATTATGAAGTCGATGCACGAAGGAAACTACGAACAAGCTTCTGCATTAGATTACGTTACCATTCTTGAATTACAAGAAAACTTAGAAAATAAACTAAACGAGGAAATGATGGATAAAGTATCTATTGAAAAATCTCTACTAGCTGACCTAGAAGATAAGGCTGGCAAACTTGATGCAGAAATTGAGGTTAAGAAGTCTCTTGAAGCGCAAGTACAAGAACTAACAGAACAGCTTGACACTATTAAGAAAGCCCAAGTAGAAGCAGAAGAAGCTGCTATGAAGGCACGTCTAGAAGGTGTAGTTGCAGAAGATAAGATTGAATCATTGGCTAAATCACTGCTTGACATGGATAAAGAAGCTGCTGACCTTATGATCGACACACTTACTAACGCTCAGAAGAAAACAGAAGAGTCTGACCTTTTCGTAGAGAAATCTTTGGAAGGTGAACCTGAAATTAAATCAGACAAAGAAGAACGAGAGCTTGCCATGCAAAAGGCTCTTGACGAAGCTTACTCTAAGTAATTATAAACGATAACAAATAGGAAAACAAATAATGACTGTTATTGCTACTAAAAATGATGCACAGGTACTGTCTGGTGTATTAATGGATGACCTAGCAGGTCTAGTCCTTGACCACAACTTTGCACACCGTCAGACCCTTACAGAGGCTTCTGCTACTGATGTTAAGATTGGTGATGTAGTTGTGTATGACTCTGTAAATGACCAATGGGAACTTGCTGCTACTGGTGCAACCCTTGATGGTGACAGCCCTCTAGGTTTCGGTCTAGGCGTTGTAGTTGGTTTTGAATCACTAGGTGACACTTACACACAAAATATGACTTCTGGTAACGTTGTTGTTCTTTATCAAGGCGCAGTAAATGTTAAGGAAGCAGGCTTAAACTTTGGTGGTCTGAACGGCACTGAAACCGCAGCAGCTAAAGCTCAATTAGGCAAACAAGGTATTAAATTGATGGCTACTACTAGTGGCGTAGAAACTTCTTTCTACAGTGCATCAGTTTAATCTAAAAGAATAATAACGGAGATATAAAGAATGAAACTTGGTCGTTTTGACGTAACTAAAGCAGTACGCGCACAAGGTGATATGAATAGCCTACATGACTTAACTGGCATGATTAGCAAGTCACCAAACATCCCTACTCTTATGAGTGATCTACTAGGTGGCTCTATCGAATCAGAGTTCCTATCAACTAACACTTTTGAGCATGACTCAACAGAACGTTTCATCGCTGACATTAAAGATAAGTCTTTCAGTGAACGTGGTGAAGCATTTGACCAACGCGGTGAAACTAAAACTCACCTATTCAAAGTTCCTAGCTTTGGTATCCAAACTCACATCAAGCCATCTGACGCGCTACGTCGTCGTGTAGAAGGTACTAAAGATGAGATGGAAACTATTGACCGTCTAGTAGCTAAAGATATTGCTGACATTCAGAAGTCTTGGGCTTTGTTTGAAGAGCGTCAGATCGTATCTACTATCACTACTGGCAGTTTGTATGTTCCTAATGGTTCTGTACAGTCTTATGACTTCTACGCAGAATACACTGCTAACAATGCAGCTAACCGCCCTTCTGTAGAGTTTAACTTTGCAGATGACACTGCTTACCCTCGTGAAGTAGGTGAAGAGGCTCGTAACTTCATTGCTGATAACCTTCTTGATGGTCAGACTATTGATGGCTTTATCTGTCTGTGTGGTAAAGAGTTCTTCAAGCAACGTATCTCTCACCCTAAAGAAGAGCAAGCAATGGTACAACGTGCTGGTATCTTAGGTCAAGACCCTCTTATCGACCGCCTAGATAACTTCACTAATGGTGCAATGTACCGTAAGTACCGTGGTGCGGATGACATCCTTTACGTAGAGTATACTGCTAAAGTTGGTGGTCTTCCACTAATCGCAGATGACGAAGGTTACATCATGCCATTGAATGCTGGTTCAGTATTTACTCGTGCGTATGCTCCTGCTGAAACTATGCAGTATGCAAATACTACTGCTCAATCTCAGTACGCTTGGAGATTCGATGATGAGTTCTCTGGTACTAAGCTTTACTGGGAATCAAACCAAGGTCTATATTTGACCAACCCTAACACTATCGTAAAAGCTACTATCAAGCAGTCTTAATAGTGTTAACTCTAAAGGAGGGGCATTCGCCCTTCCTTACTTTGTTTAAGGAAAGCCATGATAGACATAAACTATAATGATCCAACAAGCGTTGTTCGTAGCAACATTGGTGATCCTAACAAACGTTATGTAAGCGACAACACTATTACATCAGCCCTTGCTAAGAATGATGGTGACATAGATAAAGCCTCTATCCTTATAATGGAGACTATGTTAACACACTTCTCCATACAAGCTGACGAAAGCAGGACAGATGATGTATGGTACAAGTTCACTAAACTTTATGAAAGGTTTAAAAGTCGATTAGACGAGTTTAAGAATAGTAATTCCTCTAAGCATGGTATCCCTATTATTATAGGTGGTACACGTATTAGCGAGAAGAATGCTGTAGTACAAGACGTTGATTCTTTCCTCCCACACTTACTGGATGATTGGAGAACTCTTCAAGAACAAGTAAGACTTGTAGATGAGGCTAAGGCAAGATACGACAATGTTTAGTGTAAAGGTGACTCGTAAAACACGTAATCTTGAGAAACTAGTGGATAAGTTAGAAGCTTTATCCAAGGAACATGTAGAAACAGGCGTATTTGCTGAACAAGGTGAACACCCTAAAACTGAAATGTCTTATGTACAACTCGCAGTAATGCATGAGGAAGGCGATGGCAATTTCCCCCCTCGTACAGTAAGACCATTGATAATGAATTCTATGAAAGAGAAGCCTTTTATGGATAAAGTATCACAACACCTTAATAAGTATTTATTTAAAGATGTTAGTCTTAACTACGCACTAGGTTACATTGGGCAAGATATGGCTATGATAGGTAAATCGTTCTTTGGTGTTATTAATAATCCGTGGATGAAAGGTAATGCCCCTAAGACGATAGAACTTAAAGGCAAGAATACACCACTAGTAGATGAAGGTTTCTTTAAAGATACTTGGGCTTATAAAACATCCGTTAACAACATTGTAGTGGAGAGTGTATGATTGATTTAATGAGAACACATTCTATACCTCTTTACAGACGGTCTGAGGAAGAAGGGTATCTTAACAATGAAGGTGAATGGGTTCAGGCACAATTTAAAGACGCTGAAATACTAGAGTGTAATGTACAACCTCTGCGAGATGGTAAGACTAAAGTAATACTTCCTGATGGAGTGCGTACAGACCATGTTATCGTTATACGGTCTTTCACTAGAATAACTGTAGCGGATATGTTAGACGACACAGAAGGTGATGAGGTAGAGTATCAAGGTAAAAGGTTTGAGGCTTTTAAAGAGGAAGACTTCTCTGAGTATGGGCTTATGTCAGACCACTACAAATACTTGTTTAAAAGGAAAGACCAACAATGAACTTAGATGATTATTTAAAAGGTCTTACTAAAGTAACCTCGGAACTAGTAGGGAGTAGATTAGCTATTGCTAAAGGTTCTAACCCTATACCAGCGGTCTTTATAGCGCGTCAGAAGCATCCTAAGACGTTTTATCCCTATGGGGTATGTGACTATATAGGGAAAGGTAATTATGGCTCTAGGAAGGCGTACAGTTCGTTTAATGAGGACTCTACAGAGTATACATCCTACTTCAATCGTAGATTAAGACTAAGAGTAGCTTTTTACGGGAAATATGGGGATAACGTACTAGATACGGCAGATGAGTTAGCCAGTAGATTGAGAACCTCTAAAGGACAACAAGTACTGAGTAGATATATGCCTTGCGCTGGTCTTATGTCTGTATCAGAACCCACTTATAGAGATGAACTACTTACTACGGATTACGAAGAGTTTGCTTCTATTACGTTAGACTTCCATATCATATCTGAGATAGTAGACCTTGACTTCTACGCAATTGAACAAGCTCCTATAGAAGGTGGTCTAGTAGAGGCGGGTAACACTCCTGACATAGACGCTGAGATAGAAGAAATCGCAACCATAACAACAGAGTTTAACCAAAGTAATTAGGAAAAATAATGACCTATAGAAATTTAACAAACATTGACATTGCGTTAACGGATGTTGGTGTAACTGCGCAAGGGTTTGGTACTCCTCTCTTTGCATCGTCTCACCGTTACTTCCCTGAACGTGTACGTGCTTACACATCACTACAAGCTGCATCAGAAGATTTACCTACAAACTCTAATGCTTATAAAGCTGTACAAGGTTTCTTCTCCGTAACACCTGCCCCTGCTGTGGTAAAAGTAGGTCGTAGAGAGGCTGACTTAGAATTGAGTGTTGCTAGTGGTGCTACTGGGGCTTCTTTAGTATTCCATGCTAGTGACGCAGGTACACCTTACTCAGTGGTAATTAATATTACTGGTGAAGCTGACGAAGATGCAGTAGCTTCTGCTATTGCCGCTGCTATCGAAGGTGACTCTGATGTAGGTGGTTTAGTTGTTGCAAGTGCAACAGGTAGTACTGTCTCTATTGACGTAGCAGGCGCAGGTTCAGAGTTTTGGGTAGCTAACCTTTCAAAAGAATTGTCAGAAGTATACAACACTACTGAAACTGCTAGTGACCTTATTACTGCATTGTCTGACGAAGATGACGACTACTACTTCTTTACTTGTGAAGACCACTCAGATACATTCGTACAAGCAGCATCCGCTGAGATTGAAGCCCGTCTTAAAATGTACTTCACCTCTATTCAATTGTCAAATACATTGACAGCTTACAATGAAGGTGCTGCTACTGACTTAGGTGGTATTATTAAAGACTCTGGAAGAGACCGTACTAAAGTATTCTTCCACCACAATGCTGATACAGTGTTCCCTGAATGTATTCATGTTGCTGGCAATGCTACCTTTGACGCAGGCAGTGTCTTATGGGCCAATATTGCACTCCCATTAAGTGTATCTCAAGACCCTGTTACTGGTAAAGCATTGAGTGCTACTCAGAAGGGATACTTAGAGGACCGTAACATTTCTTATATGGAACGTGGCGCAGGTAATGGTGTAGTAACCTCCACAGCTATTCTACGTAATAACAAAGTTCCTAGTGGTAATTGGATTTCTACTATTCGTGGTAGAGATAATATGCAAGTAGATTTAGCAGCAGAGATGTTATCACTACTTACAGCACAACGTGGTACTAAACTACCTTATACAGACGAAGGCATTGACTTAATTAAGTCTTCTGTGCGTAACGTATTAGACCTCTACGTCCTACGTAACTTCATCAAAGATAACTACGTATTAGACTTCTTGACAGAATCACAATCTTCTATTTCTGACAAGCAAGCAGGTGTATACCGTGGTGGTAAATTCCAATGCGAACTGCAACAAGGTATCTTGTTCGTAGATTTATCTGGCTCACTTTCAATCGACTTAGGATAATATAGATGTCAACTTTTATTCAAACTTATAATCCTGATCAAGTACGTGTCAACTGGGGCGGTAAATTCAACATTGACGGTTTTGCTGACGGTACTTTCATCACAATGAATCGTAACAGCCCTCGTAGCGAAGTAGTTGTAGGCGCTAAAGGTGATAACGCTATCACTAAAAGTGCTGACTTCTCTGGTATGATTGAGCTTACACTACTACAGAATGCCCCTGCTAATGAATACCTCTCTTACATTATGTCTTCAGAGGATCTTGCTGGTGAGTTCATTCGAGCTACTATTGAGGTTACTGACCCCTCTGGTAGTGTACTGTCTATTGCACAACGTTGTCACATTCAAGAACCTGCCCCTGTTACATTAGGCGATGGTCAGAATGCTAAGACTTGGACTTTCTACTGTGAAGACTTGAAGTACTTATCTGTGCCAAGTGGCCTAGCAGCAGGTAAGGCTACACAGACAGCAGCAGCAGCCTACGGTGCATTGAAAACTGTAACAGATAGTTTAAAAACTGTTACACGATAATAATTATAATATGTAAACTTGAAGGGGCAAATAGATTAATTTCTGTTTGCCCTTTTTTATTCAAAGGAGAAAGGTATGTTACCAAAATATTCAGATACAACAGTGAATGGCAAGAGCATTCGTATTAAATTACTTCCAGCTTTAACAGTAGGTATTCCTACCGCACGTAGACTTCTTAATATTATTGCCCCTGCTGTAGGTGGAACATTAGATGGTTTAAGACACGATGATTTCATTCATGGCGCACCTAAGACATTCTCTGAAATGGCTCTTGTAGTGTGTAAGCAATTAGAAGAAGCAGAAGTACACCAGATTATGTTTACTCTGCTAGAACACATGGAAGTAAATAATAAAGTAGTTAACCTAGATGAGTATTTCATGGGTAACTATGGTGAGATGATTGAGATACTAGAGTTTGCTCTAAGGGAAAACTTCCAAAGTTTTTTTACGGGCAACGGTATGAAGGAGCGTTTTCACAAAGTAGTGGGAATGATAATGTCGGGTCAAACACAAGAAGAGTCCTCTCAAGAGTAGAGAACTGTAAATCTTTCACACAAGAGAAACAGTTATTATACAGGGTTTACAATAGTGAATACAACAAAGAAACTCTGCATACACTTCTTGACATGACAGTGAATGAGTTCTTTGACCATTTAGAGGCTGTAACGATATATGAGGATTTATCTAAAGCTGCTCATAAAGATCATGAGGAAGATATGAAACGTAATAACAGAGGTGGAAGATAATGGCTACCAATGTAGAAAAGTTTGTAGTTGATTTAGGGTTTAATGACGCTGACCTAAAGAGACTTAAAGAACTTTTAAAACTCCAACAGACCGCAGATAAGAATGCACCTAAGAGGCTTCAGCAGACTACTAAGCAAGTCAATGAGGAAAGGAAACTCAACACTTTGGCTAATAAACGGCTTCAGATGAAGAAGCTCATAGCTAAAGCAGAGAAAGAGGGGGTGGCTGTCACTAAGTACAAGAAATCCCTTTCCGCTGCTAAGAAAATTGAGACTCTTGAAAAGCGTAGGATTGAACTTGAGGAGTTGTTCTGGAAGGCAAAGGAAGCTAATCAGAAAAAGGCCCAAGCTGCTAAACAGAAAGAGTTAAACACTGAAAAGAAAATAACTCAAGAGAAAGTTAAACAAACCTCTCCTTCTTTCTCTGACAGACGTAATGAAGTAAGGATGAGAAATGCCTTCGTCGAGAAGGTAGGGTTACGGGTTGAGAAATCTGGAGGCAGTCAGGGAGATATAGATGCCTTCAAGAAGAAAGCTAAGGCTGCCTACGGATATAAAGCTTCTGTTGCAGAGCTTAATAATGAGTTAAACAGATATGCTCATAAGCAACGTCAAGCTACTATGAGGACACGTAAGGCTAACCTAGCCATGCAAGGGTTGAATGACTCTACAAGGCACATGGTTAGGTCTTACGCTTCTTTGTATGCTGTCTTTGAAGCTACTACCGCTATCAATAGGACAGGTCAGCAGTTTGAGGCTATGAACTCTGCTATGTTGGCTGCAACAGGTACTTCTGAAATGGCTGCTAATGAGGTGGCGTTCCTTGATAAGATGACCTCTCGATTAGGTCTGTCCTTATTAGATACCTCAGACGCTTATACTAAGTTCTTGTTTGCTTCAAAAGGTAAGCTTGACCAAGACCAAACTAGGGAACTCTTTACAGGGTTATCTGAGCTAGGCACAACGTTAGGCGTTTCTAAAGAGAGAATGAAACTCTCAATGAACGCCATTACTCAAATGATGAACAAGGGAAAAATTTCTAGTGAAGAACTTCGCCTGCAATTAGCTGAAAGTTTGCCCGGCGCAATCCAAATATTCGCTAGATCAATCAATAAATCAGAAGCTGAACTTTTTAAAATGATGGAGAATGGAGAACTCCTAGCAGCAGATGTCCTTCCTAAAGTAGCTAAGGAAATGAAGAAAGTGGCTGCTGTAGGTTTAGAAGATAAACTAGACACATTACGTGTTGCTCAAGGACAATTCTTTAATGAGTTACAGAAGGCACAAGACACCATATTCCAAAGTGGATTTGCTGAAGGACTCAAGGATATGTTCTTTACCATATCAGAGTTCCTAAAAGGAAATGAGGACTCTTTGGAAGGTTTTGGTAAAGGTTTTAAAATGGTCTTCAATCTCATGGACGGAGCTTTAAAGCTAATACTCCCTATATTAGGTGCAATAGGTAGGGCTTTAGGCACAGTACATGATAGTCTTACGGCTATATTCGGGGAGGACTTATTCATAGATGCAGGTACACAAGTTAGTGGTTTAGGTCTAGCATTTACAGCCCTAGCGGTTAAGATGTCTCCTGTATATAGAATGGCATTAGCTATTATAGGTGTGATGGATGAAATAGCTGCCTTGTTTAGCACTGGTAGGTTAGGTATTCTAGAAGTAGCGTTAGGGAAAGATATTGACATAAGCAAAGCTGACCTAGACTTATTCGACATTGTAACAGCTACGAGTAATCCTATGAAATTAATGGAACTAAACGAGAAGATGAATGGGTCGTCTGGTGTGTTTACTGATGTTAATAGAAGTAGGATAAACAATTCCTTAGAGCTTAAAGTGACCACGGATAAAGAGTCCACTGTAGAAGTTGTTAAGAAGGAACTCAGCAAGGAATATGATGTTAACATACTATCAGGGGCGTTTTAATGGCTAGTGAAATATTTCTAATACACCAACCTGAAGCAGGGGGTCTTGTAGAGTACTTTGAGTTAACATGTACTACAGACATCACAGTAGAGAAAAGAAGTACGGTAACAGATGTCCCTGTGGAAGCGGGGTTTTCTGTAGCAGATAACGCTTTCGCAGAGCCTACAAGGTTTTCGATTAAAGGTGTTCTTACTAACATTGTCAATGTATCTTTAGATTACTATAAAAGCCCTGAAGAAACTATTAAAAGTTTACACAGTCTAATGGACCAAGGTACATTATTCACTTTGTCAGCAGACAACACTTTGGATAGTTATGATGACGTGGTTATTGAATCTATGTCTATAGTTAAATCTAGGGGAATGGGTACTTCTTGGAATGCAGATATTAGCATGAAGCAAGTAGGTGTCACTAATAAGGCACGTAATGTCACTTTCCCTCCACAGCAACCTGATACAGAGAAACAATCATCCGCTAAGAGAAAACAAAGTAGTAACAATACAGAAGAAAAAGAGTTAGAGTTTACTACCTTTGTAGAAGGAGGTAAAGCCCTCGTAGAGTCTAGTTTCTTTTATGGTATTATCAACGCAACAGTAGGAGGGGAGTAAATGTTATACATAAACAACGCAGACGCTCCTTACTCTGAACAAAGAGTTACCCTAGGTGCTTCTAACTATATCATAGAGTTAAAATTCAACTCAAGGAATGAAGGTTGGTATCTTAACTTACTTTCTTCTGACGGACAAACCTCTTTAGTGACGGGATTAAGATTAAAACCTAATCAAATAATAACTAACAGATACTTAGTAGAAGATTTTGAAGGGGCTTTAGCTTGCCTTAGAACTAAGAATGATTACAGTGTACTTTCCAGAGATAATTTAGGGAGAGACAAGGTGTATAGGATTGTGTGGTTCAATGAGACTGAGTTAGAAAACTTAGGAGCAGAAGATGTCGTACAACTATCTTAGATACTACGAACTTATTGTAGGCTTCCCTGATACTTATAGATTAGTCTCTCCTGAGTACCCTTCCCTTAATGCCACTGACTCTGCTGACCTTACTTTTGACCAAAAACCTTTGAACTTTATGACGGTACAGAGGGCAGAGGGTAAAGGGGTGTCTGTATCAGAGAACCAATTAGTAGCTAAAGTTGGGGGAACTACTCAATCTAAGGGGTCTAATGCAAGGTCTTGTGTGATTACAGTACACAACCTATCGGAGGATACAGTTCAAAACCTTACACAGAAGAATCTCAAGGTTATACTGAAAGCAGGTTATAAAGACGACTACGACCAAGATAACTTACCTGTAGTATTTTCTGGACAAATAAAGTCAAGCAAGAGGGTACTTAGTAGAGATGTAAATGCGGTAGAGTTAATCTGCGAAGACGGTTACACTCCCTCTAACGCTGTTAAGGTTAATAAGACCCTCAAGTCAACTCCCTCTAAAACAATCACTGCTAATGATGTATTCGACTACCTCTTGTCTGTTTGGAATAAGAATGGTATTGCCTCTACCAAAGATTCTATAAGATTTGACGAACTGCCTATTCACCCTAGTACAGTTCCTTTTAGAGGGGGTTGGACAGGGGAAGGGTATCTCAGGGATCGTATGGATGAGATATGCGATGCTTTTAACTACCAATGGTATATCGTTAATGGGACTATCTACATCCAATCTGCTTTCTCAAATAAAGTCAGGGAAGTTATTGAGTTAGATATGTCACTAGTTAAAGGGATACAAGATGGTAATGAGAACTATAAGAATGACTCCAACCAAGAAGGGAAGTCTCGTATAAAAGTTACTACTTTTCTGAATGGGGCTATTACAGAAGATAAATTTATTAACCTTACACCTGCCGCCAACGGGAGTAAAGGAAGGACAGATTATACAGGACTTTATAAAGTAATTTCTGTTAGTCACTCTTTAGATTACAGGGGTAACAAATGGGATACAATAGTGGAGTGTGAGAGCTTATGATAAACCTTACAGAAGTAATACAATCTCATATTAACAAAGCTATGTTTAACCTCAATACTTGTGTTCCTGCTTATATTACTGAGGTGGTGGAAAAAGGGGACTTTATAAAAGAAGTATCTGTTAGAATTGTTAATCAGAAGTCCTACAAGAGTGGAGAAATATTTGAGAGGAATGAAATTACTAACGTCCCTATTTTATTTCCTTCCAGTTCTGAAGGCATAGTATCGTTCCCTGTTAAGGTAGGAGATACAGTATTGCTTCTATTTTCTCAAGAAGATGTAGACACGTTCCTGCACGACGGTACTAAAGATAAGCCTCCTCAAAGCTTCCGCAAGTTCTCTTTAACAGATGCAATAGCAGTCCCTTGTGTCCACCCTACTAACTCAGACATAAAAGCCCACAAGGACAATTTCCAGATAACATTTAACGATTTTAAGCTGTCTGTAAAGCCCTCTGGGGAGACTTCTCTTGAAACTAATACTAGCGTATCAACTAACGCACAAAACCTCATAGAGAGCGTTACAGGGCGTTATAAGGTAGATTCTAGTATTACAGAGGTAACTTCTGATACGGTAACTATAGGGAATGGGTCTGTTGATATAGTTCAGTACTTATCTGACCTTACTGAGGAGATTAGTAATATTACGGTAGGTGGAACTCCAATAGATAATAAAGCTAAATTTACAGAACTTAAAGCCTTAATAGACGAACTCAAGTAGGTGATATATGTCCGATATTAAATTAACAAAAGGTGGGGATATTGATCTTACGAGTGGTAGGGTTACATTACTTTCCACTGAACAAGAATCCACTACACAAAGACTTCTCATCAAGTTAAAGACTTACAGAGGTGAGTGGTACTTAGATATATCTCAAGGTATCCCTTACTTTCAGAGAATCTTTCAAAGAGGTGGGAACGTAAAGAGTGTTGCTGACACAGTGATTAAGAATGCTATTCAAAATGATGAAGGTGTTATCTCCTTAGATAGTTTTGAGTCTACTCTTAGTCCTAGCGGTAACTACTCTTTAAACTTTAAAGTGACATCTATCTCTGGTGATATTGTCAGTGTACAACAAAATATAGAATTTTAGAAGGTGATATATGTCCTTAACTGAAACAGGATTTAACGCAAGACGTTTCACTGATATTAGGTCTGAGATGTTTGAGGAGATGGTAAGTAACCTTGCTATTGAGTTGGACACTTCCCCTAACCAAGTGTTAAGCATCATAACAAATATATTCGCATCCTCTGTCACAGACATTGAGGAACTGGCACAAGCAGTAGCTGATAACTTTAACATAGATAAGGCAGAAGGGAAATACTTAGATGACCTTGTTGCTATTGTTAAACTAAGACGTTTAGGAGAGAGTTACACTACGGGGGTTATCCATGTAGAGAGTGTTAATGTAAGCTCCTCTATCCCATCAGGGACGACTTTCTCTGATACCCAAGGGAATGAGTACACTAACAGTATCGCGGCTTCTGTAAGCAATCTAGAGGCCACTAAGGTTACAATACAGCCTATTGACACAAGTGGTATCTTCTCTGTTGTCATAGACGGAACTACTTTTAGTGTTACTTATCAGAATACAACTTCAGCGGGGGCTATTGTAATAGCACTCTACAATGAGATACTAGCATCTGCTCCTACTAAATATAGTTTAGGTTTCCCCTCAAATAGTGCATTAGAAATCGAATTAAACGACAAGTCTAACACTATGTCTGTTGTACCTAATGCCAATATGCAAGTTACCTCTGTGGAAGTTCCTGTTGTAGTGACAGCAACCGAAGTGGGTGTTATTGACCCAGAGGTGGGTACTGTCAGTAATATCAACACCAATGTAGCAGGCGTTCAATCTGTAACTAACTACTTCAGGCTCTCTGTTGGTAGGGAGCGTGAGACAGATGAGGAACTACGTGTAAGACAACAAGGTAGTACACAGATTGCTGGTAGTGCCACTGCTCCTGCTATGTTTGCTAAACTTTCAAATATTATTGGCGTGTCTCAGGTGAGGGTGTTTGAGAATAAGAGTGGTTTCATTAACACAGGGGGTCTCCCTTACAAGAGTTTTGAGTGCATAGTTCAAGGTGGTGATGAACAAACGATAGCAGATACTATCTATAACACAATGCCTCTAGGGGTTGAGACCTATGGAGAAATTACTACCATTGTTCAAGATTATGCAGGTAATAATGAAGCAGTAAGGTGGTCAAGACCTACTCTCAGATATATTAATGTTAAAGTTACCTTTGACGCTTATGACGAAGAGACTTTCCCTGATGATGGTATTCAAACTATTAAAGATACTGTGGTAGAGGTAGGTGAAGCCTTAACCCTAGATGAGGATGTTATCCCACAGAGATTCTTGGGGCACATATACAATGCTGTTACTGGGATTGCTGAAATGACAGTAGAGGTAGGTACAAGTGTTAACCCTGCTTCACCTACCCCAGATGAGGTTCAATACTCAACAGACCGCATAGCGATAGATGGTAGAACTAAGGCAGACTTTGACTTAGTAAGGATACAGGTTGTCCAACAATGATTCCTTTAAGAAAAGAACATGAACCACAAGCATACGATAGGTTATTAGAGCAATTTAAAGACAAACCTAATGTAATGGCTCTACTCAAGGGTTGGATGAAAGGGGTACAAACCACAGAAGATTCTATATTTGACTTACTTAACAATAGGTCTATACAAACTGCCATTGGTGTTCAATTAGACAACATTGGAAAATTAGTAGGGGCACAACGTAAGGGTAGGTCAGATGAATCTTATAGAGAGTTTATCCAACTACAAATACTAATCAATAACTCTGAGGGCACTCCTAACGATATATTGGAGATCCTAGCCCTCATCACTGATGCAAGTATTGTTAAGAGTTTTCCTCACTATCCAGTAGGAGGGAGTCTTTACACTAACGGAAGTAGAATACCCGCTAATTTAGCCTCCACCCTCACAAAAGCGGCCCCCATAACACATGGGGATATCCACATATACCATGACCCCAACAATGATTGTTTAATCCCTGTGGAGGCTGTTAGAACATTAGGTATCTTGGTAGATAATGATGGTAATGAGATTGTGGATAATAATGGCAACAACATTGTCGTAGGCGGGTTAGGGGCAGAGATATCTCAGAATACTTGGAGAGGTGTTTTAGCTGAATCAGATGGCTCAATAACTGAGGTTGGCATTCCTTGTGAAGGCTACACAAAATAATTAATAGGATAAGAAATGGCAATTAATGCAGATAACGTTAAATGGGCTGACCAGAGTGTCAATGACCCTGTAACAGGACTCCCTAATAAAGTACAACCTACCGCAGAGTTTCAAAATGATGGACTCAAATCGGGAGAACCTTTACGAAGGGACTACCTAAACTACATGTTTAATGAACACCATGGGATGTTTGCTGACCTTCAACAACAAATTAATGACTTAGTGTTAACTGACGTAGGGGGCGCTGTACTACAGCAGATCTACCATGTTGGTGCATATTACATGAGTGACAGTTCTCAGAGTCCCGCAACACGATTTGGCTTTGGTACATGGGAACGTGTAAGGGGTAAGTTTATTGTTGGTATGGACGAGGGTGACTCTGACTTTAATGCTGCTGGTAAAACTGGTGGTAGTAAGACTCACTCTCACAGTAATAACCTTTCTATTAATAGCGCAGGGTCACACACCCATGAAGTTAGTAGAGAAGACTGGGGTAGCTTACAACAAAGTCAAGGTAGTACTCCTAACCTACCGCAACCTACAACTCAGGGTAGGCTAGTGACAGGTTCAGGTAGAGGAGGGGATGAGTTAGAGCCATTAGGTGAAGCTTCTGGTGACAAAACAACCTCTACTTCAGGTTCACATACCCACACGATGTCAGGTGGGATTAACTCCTCTAGTAATGTCCCTCCCTATAGAGCCGCATATATATGGGTAAGAACCGCGTAATACCTTCTGTACTCTCAGAGGGGATTCCCTCAATATTTAAGGATACACAATGGCACAATTTGAGATTACAGACTTTCCAGAAATAGCTACGTTAACAGACGAAGAAAACTTTGTATTCTATGTTAAGAGGATTACGGATGGACAAGATTATAAGATTAAGCTAGGCAACTTTCAAGGGTTAATTCTTGATACTGTGTCTGGACAAGGTGAAGACTTTATACAACAGATAGTAGACCAATTACTACCTGATATAGAGTCTTCTTTTGAACAAGATTTAGAAGATCAAGTAGCAGAAGCCATAGCCTCTGAAAGAGTTCAAAGGGAAATTGAACTAAAGATTGATGAAATACTAGGGGAGGATTTTGAGAACCCCTATACCACCATTGTTGCTGAAGTTAACTCTGTTATCGACAATGCACGTACTAACAAGAAGTTCTCTAAAGAGATTACTCTAGTAAATAATACGCTTGATGTAGTTAACAATGAAAAATTACCTGCACTACAAGAGGAACTAGATAACCTAAACAATGTAGTGTTACCGCAAGTTAATGCCACTATTGCTCAAGTAGAATCTGATTTAGCTACTCTTAATGAGGTAGACTTACCTGAGTTAGATACCTCATTAGAGGCTCTGGATGACTCTCTGACAACATTAAATGATGTAACCCTACCTGCCCTAGAGGGAAGATTAGCACAAGCTGAGATTGAGTTACAGAACCTCAACGCAGTAGACTTGACAGTATTACAGAATGAGCTAGACCAGATTAATGAAGATTTAGATACACTTAATAATACTACATTACCTGCACTAGAAGCCACTGTACAAGCCGTACAAGACGATTTAGACAATCTTGACCTTACTGGGTTACAGAATGATTTAAACGCGGCACAGAGCGATATAGACACTCTCAACAACACTACTATCCCTAATATCAATACTACGTTAGGAGGTCTAAGCACAGACTTAGATAACCTTAACAATGTAAAGCTACCTGAGATAGATAGTACCTTAGGTGAGTTAGAGAATAACTTGCTAGACTTATCTGATGAACTTACCCTCTTAGATGAGAATACAGAAGAACTCAATGAAGCACTGTACATTGTTGAGGATATAAATAGTATCCTTGAGAATAGACAAACTCTTAGAGAGCAACGTAAGTCCTCTAATGTATTGGGGAGAGATTTAGACAACCTTAACCAAGTGGTGTTACCTAATGTACAAGAAACATTAGAAGCTGCTAGGGTTGACATATCTACTCTTAATAACACAACTATCCCTTCTTTACAAAACTCTGTAAGAGACACCGCTGCTAGTGTTGACACATTGGGGGATAAGTTCCCTATTACGGAAACAGATATAACTGATGGGGCGATCACTACTCCCAAGATTGCGACTAATGCAGTCACAGCTAATGAGATACTGGCAGGAACAATAACCTCTAATGAGATTGCTGCCCTTACTATTATTGGTCAGAATATCTTAGGAGAAACAATTTCCGCTGACAAACTAATAGCTAACACAATCACTGCCAATGAGATAGCCTCTGAGACTATCACAGGTAATGAGATTGCAGCTAACAGTGTCAACGCGGATAGGCTCGTTGCTAACAGTATTACTGCCGCACAGATAGATGCAGGCACAATTACTGCCAATGAACTTTCTGCTGACAGTGTAGACACCTTACAGTTAGTAACTGATTCCGTGATAGCAGATAAGATTGCATCTAACGCAGTTACAGCAGATAAGATACTAGCAGGGAGTGTTACCACTAATAAACTATTCTCAGGGGCGGTCACTACAGATAAACTCTTCGCAGGGGCTGTAACCTCAGAGAAGATAGAGTCTCGGACTATTGTAGCAGAGAATATCCAGCTTGGTACTCTAACAGGTAATGAGATTGCTGTAAATAGTATTAATGCAGACAGGATTGTGGCTAACAGTATAGGCGCTAATCAGATCGCTGCCAATGCTATCACCGTAGATGAACTTGCTTCTAATAGTGTAACCTCTGTTAAGATTGTATCTGGCGCTATTACGACTGACAAGATGACAGCTAACACAATTAACGGTGACAGGATTACTGCTAACACATTAGACGCATCTAAAATTGTTGCTGAGAGTATATCTGCTAGAGAGATTGCCGCCTTATCTATTACAGGTGATTTAATTAAAGGTAATACGATAGAAGGGGATAAACTTGTAGTTAACTCTATCTCTGGTGACAGGATTACTACTAACACTCTCAATGGTAATAAGATTACCGCAGGGACTATCAGCGCAGACAGACTAGTGGCGAATAGCATCACTTCGGGGCAACTTGCTGCTAATAGTGTCACAGCCAGTGAGATTCAGGCAGGTAGTGTCTCTACAGATAAGATGGTAGCCAACAGTATTAACGGTGACAGGATTACTTCTAATACTTTACACGCTGATAAAATCGTAGCAGGGACTATTGGTGCTAGAGAGATTACTGCTAATAGCATTACAGCAGGAGAGATAGCGTCTCTTACCATAACAGGTAACGAAATCAAAGGTAATAGCGTTCACGCTGATAAGATCATTGCCAACACGATTGGAGCTAGAGAGATTACTGCTAATAGTATTACATCTGATGAGATTGCCGCTAACACTATTATAGGTGGCAATATCCTCGGTAATACTATCACAGGTGATAAGATTAAGGCTAACCAGATTGATGCTAGTCATATACAAGCAGACGCTGTTGAGGCTGATGCTATCAAAGCGAGGGTTATCACAGGAGACAAGTTAGCCTTTGAGACTATCACAGGTGATTTGATAGCAGCCAATACATTAACCACTAAGAACCTTGTAGTAAGTGACTTTGAGAATCTTACCTATGGAAGTGACTTTGAAGTGGCAGAGGAAATTCCTTGGGATTTGTCAGACCCTAGCATTTATGTAGTTAACGCAACCAACATATCTCAAAATGCATTACAATTTGCCTCTGAGGGGAGTGGTACTAGAAGCACGAGATTGAACTATAACCCAGAAGCTTCTCCTAATGAGGAGTGGTCATTGGAATATGACTTGTATACCACCAATGATTGGAATGGAAGTTCAGGTAACAGCAAGTTCAGGTTATCAGATGATCTCACCGGAGATTACTTAGCAGACGACCCTTTTGTGAACACAGGGGGAGGGTGGCTTAAAAGAGAGCATACTTTTACTTTCTCTAGCCCTGCAAGAGTAAATATCCAAATGTGGGCTAATCACACGACGGGTTTTCTTAGAATTACTAATATTAAACTTAGACGTAAGAAAGCAGGAAACCTTATAGTAGATGGTACTATCACAGCAACTCAGATAGCCGCCGAAGCGATTACTGCTACTAAGCTTAGTGCTGATGCCATAGATGGTAAACTCATTACAGGGACAATCCTACGCACTTCTGCAAGTACCTCTGTACCAAGAGTTGTTGTAGGCGACCCTTCCTTTCCTTTGTGGTATGGAACGGGGAATATTTCTACACAGAACATGGTGTTTGGGTTACTCTCTAACGGTACAGCCTATGCACAGAACCTTGTTATAGAGGATAACTCTGTGTTTAAAGGAAACCTTGTAGCAGCGAGTGGTACATTAGGAACTATAACTTCTGGAACTATCACAGGTACTACGATAAATGGTAACACTATAACAGGTGGTTCTATATCAGGTGCAACTATATCAGGTAATACTATTACAGGTGGGACTATAAGTGGTACTACTATTACAGGTACAACCGTTACAGGGGGTTTAATACGGACAGCTTCCTCTGGGTATAGGACAGAGCTTGACGATGGGACATACATGATATGGTCAGGTACTGGTACTAAGAATGACAGTAATGGTATATTCTGGGTTAAGAAGAATGGTACTGGTTTTATTAAAGGTGACTTCTTTCAAGGGGAAATTCTTGAAACTAAAACTGCTACGTTCTCTGATACAGCGAGTTCGTCAGGTAGTGCTTCTTTGACACACAACTCTGCGGGTAAGGCTGTAACTATTAACACTCTTGGTACTTTAAACCTTGAAATGTCCGGAGACCAAAGAGACCAAGCAGGTAAGCTTCAGATAAGAGTGAGAGTAAAAAGAGGTAGCACTGTTATAGACAGCTATAACGACTATCCCTCTAATGTGGCATACTTGAATGAACCAGAAGCTAATATAAATAAAACCTTTTTCCGTTTCAGGTCATCTAATTTCTTTTTTGACACTACAACCTCGACAGGTGATAGAACTTACACCTTAGAGGTAGACTTCATAAACGGAGGGGCATCAGGGACTGTAGCTGTTCCTAATATAGGCGGTTCTATCAAAACCGAAGAAAACAAACTTGCATAGGTGCTTTATGAAATTACCTCTTTACGGAGGAGTCCTTTTAGGTCTTCTCCTTTTAACCACAGGATGTGAAGATAGTAAGCCTCTTGTAAAGAAAGACTTTGATAATACAGGGCAAGAATTAGTCTTAACTGTACATACATACGATTCTTTACAACAACTCAATAATAATGTACGTGAACCTGCTCTTGGTTTAAAAGGGCAAGCTTATTTACTAGGAAACGATTGTGAAATCAAACTTTATGAACCTAAGTCATTGAGAGAAGATGATGAGTTTGCCCTTACATTAGGGCATGAACTTATGCACTGCCTCTATGGTAACTATCATAAATAATTAATCAGGATAACATATAATGGCTGTAAATCCAGTACAATTTTTAGTTGCTTCAAATGCAAGCATAACAGATGGGTCTAAGATAGTAAATATCTCAGGTAATGTAGACTGTAGTAGAGTATATTCTGGTACAGCGGTATTCCTTGGCGGGGCTGATAACCCTGCTGAGGCTGTCTCTGGCACAAGCCCAGATGGAAGCGGTAATTCTACAATCACTTTACGTAATAACTGGTCTCAAGGGGATGTAGTTAATCAACAGATGGTTACATTCAATACGAATGAGGGTCTTGCTGAGGCTATTTCTAATGTAAGGGAGATTGTTAGTAATGTCTCTGCTATAGAGGATTTAGCTACGCAAGGTCTTATCAAGAGGATTGATGATAATAACTATGAAGTAGTGAATATATCTTCTCAAGGGGAGTCTCTCATTACGGCCAATGACGCTTCTAGTCAAAGGAGTGTGATGGGGTTAGGTAGTGCTGCTACGAAGGATGTAGGCACTGCCGCTGGCAATGTGATGGAGGTAGGGGCTTTTGGTGTAGGTGTAAACCAAACGACAATAATTAGTGATATAAACGCGGTTACAGATGGGTCATCTGGTTTCTATGGAATAAATAACGGCACAATAGGAAAGCCAGAATTTGGGGGAAATACCTTCGGAGTTGTAACCAAATTTCCTTATACCAATTTTCAGCCACAACTATTTACTGGTAGCGTTGGAACTGGCAACCCTACCGCAGCCATACGAGTTTACGACGATCTTACGAGTTCGTTTTCTGATTGGTTAGAGTTTCACCACAGCGGTAACACTAACTTTAATGAGTTTGGTGGAAATGTTGGAGACACCATTGCAACGGGCGCAGCGCATGGAGCGAACTATGCTAGTTTTGAGTTACCTATTAACAGTACAAGCTCCCCCGCAGGGGTAAGTGTAGCAGGGGCTTTTTCTGTTGTCGCTAAGAGCGGTACAGCCACTAGAGTAGCTAGTACTACTGTTAATTTTAGTGGTGCAGACAGTAGTAAAAAAATTGCGGTGGTTAGTGTCACATCATCAGGGGCTTTTACGGCAGGTGAGGTATTAATTCTACGCAGTGCAGCTAACAACTCTAAAATAACAGTAAACTTCTAATAGGAAATCAACATGCTTAAATTTATAGACGAAAACGACTTTTTATTAGTTGATACCTACAAAGAAAATGAAGATGGTTCTGTGTCATGGGTATATGACGAAGGGGAGGGGCTTCCTACACACTCTGGTGTTATCAGGGAAGGTTTCAAAAGGTTCACACAATACCCAGATGGCTCTGACAAGGAAATAGACGTATGGGCTAAGTTATGGGAACTACATAATGATGAACAAGTGTCTATCAATGTTCTTCCCGTAGACATACAACTTCTAAGAGACAATGCTAAACAAGTGGTAAACTCTCAAAGAGATAGTCTTATCAACGGAGGGGTCTCTTTCAATGGACACACTTTCCAAACAGACGCTACCTCTATCATGGATATGATGAGAGCAATCATGGCAGGGATAGACACTACATGGCTCACTGCTGATAACCAACAAGTCCCTATGACTAATGCAGGTATGGTAGCTCTAGGAGGCGCTGTAGCTGCCCACAAAGAGAGTTTAGTGTTTAAGGCAAGAGTACATAAGGACAACATTGAAAGTCTTGATACAAAGGCTGACATTGACGATTATGTAGCTACAATGTCTTGGGAGGACTAATGCAAGTAATCCTAGGAACAAGTAATAGCATAGGGAGTCTAGCTATTAGACTCCACAACTTTAGTAAGTGGTCTCATTGCGGAGTTATTATTAATAACAAAGTTATTGAGGCAACAGCAGGGCATGGGGTAGTTGAATCTACTCTAGAGTCTTTTAAGAGTCGCTATCCTAAATGGAAAATTATAGAAGTACCCCATAAAGGTGATTACCAGAAAAGGTTGTATGACCAAATAGGTAAGTCTTACGATTGGGGTGCTATCTTTAAGTTTGTCTTTAGAGGTGATTGGTCTGATACAGACAAATGGTTCTGTTATGAGTTAGCCGCTTATGCAAGTGGTGTATTGAATAATAAATATTTAGATAGGGTGACAGCCACTCATCTATTAATGATAAGTGAGGAAGAAACGTAATGGCTATAAGCCCAGAGTTAGTATCTCTAGTATCTGCTGCTCTTGCTACAGGAAGTGGTGTAGGGAATGTTTGGTTTTGGTATGACAAGAAGAAAGGCGATAAAGCGTCAGAAGCCTTCCAAAAGAAACTAGACTTGTTAGATACTTTAGTAGATGACCTAGCTAAACAACAAGTAGAACACGATAATAAATTTATCACAGAAGAGCAGACAAGAAAACTTTTACAAGAGTATTTCGCTGAACTTAAACAATCTTGGTCAGACACTAATTCTGACGTTAAAGATATTAAAAATAACCTTATGGAGTTGACCATGCAATTAAGAGTTCTAAATGCTGTAAGGGATATAGAGAAAGAACTTACGACTAAGAAGGAATAACTATGAAAGCCTTTATCGTAGATGATGACCCTATTACATTAACACTGGTTGCATTTATGCTTAATGAGGAGGGAGTAGAGACGCAGTATTGTCTCTCTCCTGTTCCAGACAACCTCTATAAGGATATAGAGGAATTTCACCCTGACGTAATTATACTAGATATTTACTTAGAAAACGAAAGTGGTTTTGAAGTAGCTAAGAAGATACGTCAGAGTGAGAAGTTAAAAGATACACCTATTGTAGCTATATCAGGATCACATTCCGTAGAGGATAAACTACAAGCCTTTGTAACAGGGTTCATTGACTATATCCCTAAACCTTTCACTAAAGATGAGATACTCCAAACAGTGCGTAAATATGGTTACTCTAGTGAGATACTCAGATTGTGTGAAAGAATTAATAAAAGGGAGGAACTAGATCGTGAGTTATATTTTAAGTTTGATAAAGAATAGGAAACTAGTTATAGGGATTGTTGTTGTAGGATTGCTAGGTATTAGTGCTTACTTAGGTTGGAATAGGTTAGAATCATCTATCTACCAAGAGGGTTACAGTGCTGCTGTAATAGAATACCAAGGTAAGCTACAAAAGGCCCAAAAGGAATATAATAGGGAAATTGAATATAAGCTTACACAACAAAGAACCTTACTCGCTCAGAGACATAAGAATGAGATGCGTAGGTTAGAAGCCGAATCCGTGGTAGATAAAGAGGTTCAAACTGTCACAGAATACATAGAGGAAAAGATTTATGTTAAAGAAGAGTGCGATATTGTTCCTCCTGATCTTAACAGGATGTTCAACAACTCCATCGACTCCATCAACGGAAGTAAATAAGATTGATGAGAAGCTCCTAGAAGCCCCTATAAGCCCTTCTTTGTTAGTACCCTGTAGGGTAGCTTACCCTTTAAAGAGATATGCCTCTGAAGGCTCTCTCAGAGAGTTCTACGAGGTGTCTATATACAATCTAGGTCAGGTTAATAAATGCTACAATAAAGATGAGGCTTTAATAGAGGAAGTCAAGGAGAGGGATAATGTGGGGAAAGATTAAAGAGTTCTTTACACACAAGTCTCTTAGAGAGTTAGCCACTACATTGAATGCTTTCTGTATTGTAGAGATAGTTGTAATAGGGTTCTTCTCTTGGCAAGCTTACGACTTACTACAGTGGTATAAAGAGATCACTACTCCTGTCACATTTAACGCTACAGCATTTTGGGCTGCTATCAGTGGTATTGTTGCGGCAGTGTTTAGCGCATTGAAGTATATAAACCACACATATGAGGCTCGTAAGGAATGATAGAGATAGAAGTAGAAACCACTATGGAGATATGGAGAACAAAGGATACCACCTTCACTGTGATGTACCCTTTCCCTAATGTGGCTTATATAAAAGGGCTTAGAGGGAGTTTCACAAGGGAGTTGAGAGACTCTATGAAAGAGATGCTTAAAGAAAGAGGGATTACTCTTGTTCATTATGAACGTAGGAGACCTGACGGAAGGCATCAAACCTTAGCAGTGGAGATATAATGGCTACGATAATTAATCATTACATGAGCAAGATAACAGATTTATTCACTAAACAAGGCAGATCCGTAACAAGTCTTATAGAAAGCGGTGGATGGGTGTTTAAACAAATAGACACATACACGGAAGCGTCACCTCTTACAGTAGTACAAGGTAATAAGGTTAAACTTACTATTCCTCTACAAGACGAAGGCTTCTTCCGTAGTAAATACTTTGAGCTGTCTTACGACTATACCTCACAGAAATTCACTCCTGTTACGGAAGATGATGTATACCTTGCTAACTTCAGAATGAAGGCTAAACCCTCTACACAGGCAGGTTATCTTAATTTCACTTTAGAATCTCCTAACGTTAGTTATAACCCTCTAAATGGGGGAACACTTACATTCACAAAGAGCGCCAATGAAGAACATTTCTTCAGCCCAGATCTCACAGTTTTTATAGGGGAGGATGTAAGACAAAATGGAATAGAAGTTTGGGTAGAGGCAGTAGATTGTGATGTAGAAATTTATGATTATAGTTTTCTCATTACAAGACTGTTCAGCGATAAAAGGAATCCTTGATGGAATTATTAAGACGATATTATGACGATAGGACAGAAGGTAAGTGGATATTCCCTGATGACTCTTATTGTTTCAATTTAGAGAGACCTTGGCTAAACAATAAAGTTAACGAGAGTTGCATTCCAGAGGGTACGTATATTGTATGCGAGGATTCGACAGGGAAACATCAGTGGTTTAAGTTTAAGGATGTACCTAATAGAACCTTCATTGAAATGCACCCTGCATCTAAAGTTTCAGAGTTACTAGGGTGTCTAGCTCCTTGTATGGAACTCCGTAATGGGTATGCCTATCGTAATAAAGAAGCATTAATGAAATTCAAAGAATGGTTTCCTAATAAAGGTGAATGCTTCGTAGTTACGATTAGAAAATGGCATCCTAGAAGAGATGGTAAATGGAGAGAGGAATAACCCTCATAAGAGCCTCTGTAAAGCTCTCTCAGAAGAGTTCTCCTAAAAGATGATACATTGTATAGCTTATACAAGAAAGCCCCTCAGATTGCTCTGTAGGGGCTATTTTTATTTATAAAGATTGTTTAACTCTCTCACGAATCTCTTGTAGCGAATGCTCTACTCGAAGAATTCCATCTTTAAAGACTGTCTTTAACTCTCCTTGACTTTCCTGTTCAGGTGTTTGTTGGTCATATAATACATATTCCCCTTCTTCAAGTTCTACACGTAGTAACCCTTTGGCAGACTTCTTCTTAGAGTCCGTGGCAGGGTCTTTACATACATCAACTTGATCGCCATCCCATACCACAGATGTAGCTTTAACGGCGCTGCCATGTGTATCACGAGTGACATACTGATAAGAGTAACTCCCTACACCAAGAACTACATTAGGAACAAAACCTTTAGCTTCAAGGCGCTTAATAATCTCCGCTTGACGTTCTAGAGTAATAGAGTCCCCATAGATAGCACCAATATGGGAATCTAAGAGTTTATAACCTTGTTCTGTTTCAGTTCCTCCGAACAAATCCCATAGGCACTCCACTAGTCCTTTTTCCTCTGGGGTAGTGCCTTTCCCGAACTCATCAATAGTGCCACATAAAATGTCCACAGGATCGCCACTATCAGGGCGAATTACAAATGTACCATCTCGTGAAAGAATGTCTTCTTTAAGTTCCACTAAGCCTTCATTTACGAATGCCCAGAAGTCAAAGCTATCGGATACGTGCGACAGAATACCTGTAGGCACTTTAGAGAACAAGTAACGTACATACTCTACCTCCGCTTCTAGTTTAGTAATACCTTTCTTTTCTACCATTCCCATAATATAACTAGTAGTAGTTGAATGTTCTGTAGCTGGTACTGACACTCCTACCAATTCTTCCTCTACATTGGCATTATAATATTCTTCTGCAAAAAGAATACCACTTATAGTGTCTGTTCCTGCGAAGCTACACAGATGTCCGAAATCAGCCATTGCAGCGGCTTGTCTTCCAAACATCCCCCTTGCAGAGAAATTATGACACATGAAAGGTATCATGTCTAAATCACCTCCAGTACGTGTAAAGCTGTCAGTAAAAGCCCTCAAATACTCTTTGGCTGTGGTTGCACTGGTCTGTATAGGCCAATTCTCGTTAGAAAATGCAGTCTCTATATAATTACTCAGCCAAGAAAAGTTCGGGTGAGTATTCTTGAAGGTAACAGGGGGTACACCGTAAGGTACAGACACTCCTTCTGGTAGTGCTTTAATTTCTATTGGTAAATAACCTAGGTCGTGTAAATCCTCAAAGTGCGATACATCATAATCCATATTTAAACCTGAGTCGCAAATAAGTTTAATACGTGATATAACTTCATCCTTAGGTTGTGAAAAGAATGTGGTGTTCCACTCATCAATTAAGTAATCCTTGATAAAATACTGAAGACCAACAAAAACAACTTCGTTTGAGTTTGTGTTAGATAGTTTACCACTACGAGAGGTGTAATTAGAGTAAACTTCAGTAATACCCTCTCCGTAAGCGAATTTATGGAATTTCTTGTAAAAATCTGTGTGAGCTGTTGCGAATTTAATTGTCATGTTTATTTCTCCTCTCTTGAAAATTTATGTCCTCTGTGAGTCTTTTGCTTTCCTTTAAGAACTGCGTGGACATTTCTCCAATCAAAACCTAAGTCTTTTAAATCTTGATTGCCGTAGCATTTTGCCACAAGATTGCCTCCCATGTCAAACACTTTTGTTACGAACTTAGAATTTCTCGCCTCTTTACCGAAAGGGTTAGATATAAGACCTTCTCTTGTAGCATGTTCCATATTCTCTTTTCTAGTATTCCATTCTAGATTTTCTAGCATATTGTTCAGCCTATTACCGTCTATGTGGTTGACCTCTGGTTTATTTTCAGGGTTAGGTATAAAAGCTTCAGCTACCATACGATGTACACTTCTAGAATATTTAACACGAGATACACATAACCTCACCCTATAGCAGTTAGTTTTGTGATGTTCTTGTGCAAGGATATGGCCTCTTTTATTTCTGACCTTACCTAGATTGCTTACCTCGTAATTTTCAGGGAATTCTAGGCTATCTTTCCACACCTCCTTAGTAAAGCTTTCCATCATTAAACTCCATAACGTCTGTTTTATTTATATAACCTCCTACGGTCTGATAACAGTATACTTTGTCGAAAATACCTCTTAGTTTAGATAAACCTTTAGGGGCAATCAAATGAGTGACATAAAGATCAACCGTACAACCCATTTCCTTAAGAATCTCGCCTAACGCAATGTGCGTCCCGCAGTAATCACCTATGTCATCTACAATGATTACACGGCTTCCTACAGGTAATGTTGTATCTAATTCAGTCTTAATAATACGCCCTGTAGAAATATCTCTTTCTTTAGAAGCTTGCACTACAGGAATACCTAGCACTTCCCCAATTTTCTTAGCTTTCTCTGTAGCACCTTTATCAGGGGAGATTACATAATCCCATTTTTGTGCATAGCCATCGTGACGTTTACAAGTGTACTGGAAACAAGATGTTTGGTCTGTGTGAGAAACCTCTGTGTTAAACATCCATTGCCCTTTAATTTCATTTAAGTTGTGTACATCGTATAAATGCACTTTGGAGAAAAAAGGGAAAACAGTTTCCATAAAAACTTTAAGAGGTTCTGGGTTTCCTTCCTCAAACATTCTGTCTGCCCTAGCATAAGGGAGGTAAGGTAAGTGAAGCTCTCTCTCCAAATCCTCACATCCCATTAACCACAGTGAGTTGTATATAAGGTCAATCTCTTCTCTGACCTGTTTACAAGGTGTGGTAGGGCAAACATTGAAATATAAGGTACCTTTAACTTTGTAAATAGCAGTGTCAATTTTACAAGTTAATGCCCCATCAGAGTGTTCTAACCATTCAACCTCTATATTTTTATTATCTGCGAATAATGTAATCATAATTATTCCCCTCCAATTCAATAATGTCATACTCTGTAATAATAGCCGTCTTAGCCCCACAACTAATAATAGGCTTCCCATCTGTAGATGTCAACACCTTAGCTACAATATTTCCTTCAGAGTCTACGATACCCACAGCGTTACTTCTAAGAGTTACCTTACCAGATGGCGTATTGCTAACACGTATCGCTGGTTGAAGTTCTCCTTCCCATTTCTTTTTATTATTAGCTTGAATAGCATTCTTACATACACATATATAAGCCATTAATTATTCCTCCTCGTAACAACATTGGACAGATACATCACGGTACACTACGTAAGACCCCTTATACAAACCTTTAATCCTCCTTATACAAGAACGACTGGCCTTGTGCTTATGTCGGTTTGAAAGTCCTGTAAGGATATAATCACATGTCGTACTAAAAACTCCTTTTGACAATTCACGAATAATAATTAAAACCATTCCAAATAATATTACACCAAAGATCAAACTAATTACTATTAAATTCTTATCCATAATTCCTCCTGTACCGCCCTCTAAGAGCTTATCTATTGCATACCTACCCTACCGTACCTCTTTATAGAGAACTCTATTGAGAGAGCTTCTGAGGGTGTTTAAGCTTACTTAATACTCTTGTTCCACTTAGATATTAACTTAGTTGCTTGTTTTAAGTCAAGTCCATTATGTCCACTTTCTATAATATTCTTGAAACTATTAGCATCAGTATGACAAGCCACTACATTACCTTTTACATACCCTTTATTACTGTCTATGCGGTCTATAGTAAGAGTTCTTTTTGTAAGGGGTAGTCCTGTGTAGTAACACTTCTTAGCCTTCATAATATTCTTTACAGAGGTGAACGATAAGCCAAACTCAATGCCACGTTCTTTTGCGTTGTTGTACTTGGAAGACAGTTTTCTAGCTACCATGACATCGAAGGGTTCACCTTCATCAATACCACTGACTGAAACTGTCGTAGGTTCTTGGTACATGTCAGGGAAAACTTGTAGTAGCTTCTTCTCTATTGCAGACGACAACTTGAAAGAAGGAAATCTTGTGAAGTAATCGTCAAGTTCTTCCCTGTTTCTTTGGTCAATACAACGGTTAATATTCTTTAGCCAGTCACTTCTAATCATTTCCTTCTCCTCAAATTTCAGGTAATAAAAAATCCTATAGACCGATTATGATCTATAGGATTCGTCTTGTCAACTAGTTTTGTGGTTTATTTTCTTTTTTATACTTAACCATCTCATCGAAATATTCTTTTCGTTCTTTAGTAGAAATAGTAGGTCTGGTATTATCCTTTATTTCTACTGACTTCTCTGTCTGATACATCTCCAAAGTTTTAACATCTAGGTTTTTATTGTAATCTGTTGTGTGCTTATATGTATTATCCGTACCTAACATGAGAAGCAACAAGACTACAAAAGACACTAGCAGGTAAATCTTAGTTAGTAGATTCCTGTTAGACTTACTAATAACTAAACCTGCAAGATAACCCATAGTTATGACTATAAATATAGGAACGAACTCTAAGAGGATATTAATTACATACTCCATGTAAACTCCTTATCGAATTTGATTGCCTACAGCCACTTGAGTGGCAATACTGTCTACCATGTTAGAAGGGATGATCATCTTATTATCCGACTTTGCCATTTCATACATAATTTGAATATTATGGTATTGCAGGTACTCTGGCGTGACAGTAGATGCCATGATACGGTTAACTTCTGCCTCTGCTTCTGCTTTCTCTACATCAATCTTACGTTGAAGTTGTTGCTCTTGGAGTTTACGCTCTAACTGTACTTTAGAAATCTCTAGTTGTGCATTCTCCTGCTCAATACGTTCTCTGCGTTCTGCTGCTAACTCTTGCGCTTTAGTTATAATCTCTGGGTAAGCTACATCCGCTAACCCGATGTAACGAACTAAGAATGGTGTTGTTTGTTGTAATTCCTTTCTCAATTCATTGGCAAGGATAGTGTTAATACCCTCACGGCTAGAAGCAATCTCAGCTATAGTATACTCTGCCAAAAGTTCACGCGCCTTAGAGCGAACTAGCTGTTGCGCATAAGTAGTGTAAATCTTACCTAAAGGTATCTGCTGATTAATAGCTGGAATGCGATCAAACAACGAGTCATATTGTGCAGGGTTAGGTGTTAGAGTGAGTCGGATGTCGAAACTCATTTTTAGCTTATCTTTTGGCATGAACAACTCCATACGCTCTGTGTAGGAGGAGTCTGATACATCCATAGTGATAAGCTTATCACAGTATGTCCAACACTTATCTAAGCGGAATTTAGAAGTGGTAATAACCCCCTCCTTATACCCGTTTTTCCCCATCACCTTGCCAACATGCGCAGGAGGAACTTCCACTTTTTCTCCCCAGAAGCACCCACCTAAAGAGAATGCCAATACACCTATTGCTAATACCTTGCCTAAACGTTTTTTAATATTCTTCATAAATTACCTTCTCCTTTTAAAAATTTAAATATAACCCTGAAACTCAGGATTGATACAAAGTATACAGGGTTATTTTCTTACGTCAACATTTATTTTAAATTAACTTTCACACGCTACACAAACCCCTTTACTAGCATTAACTCCTGCTTGCGACCTAATGTAGTAGAGGCTCTTAATATTCTCGTCATTGGCGGCTACTGCATGTACATACATAATGTAAGCAGGGTCTTCCTCTGCGTCAAAAGCTAAGTTTAAGGACTGAGCTTGCGCTTGTTTGTATTTGTCCATAGCTTTCTGTCTACTAGAAGCAAGACGTATTACAGAGGTCTGGTCTATCTCAAAGAATGTCTTAAACACTTCTTTCTCTTCATCAGACAAGAAATCTAGATGTTGGCAACTACCTTTGTTAGCCTGAACACTGTCTATTACTTCCTCTGTGTATTGTCCGTGTTTCTTCAACAGTTCCGCAAATAGGGGGTTGATACGGAACAGACCCCCAGAAGCACTACCCTCCGTGTAGGCGTTACCGTACCAAGGAGTAATACCTTGGCTCTCACTTCCAAAGATAAGGGCACTAGTTACGTTAGGGGCTAATGCTACAGTGTGAGTATTACGTACCCCATAACCTTTGCACCACTCAGGTTCTCCCCACTCTTTAGCCATCCATTCAGACGCCTTACGTGCGTTCTTAGCCAAGTGGTCGAAGATTTCATTGTTCTTCATGTGAGCCTCAAAAGATTCAAAAGCTATCATATTCTTCTGTAAGTAAGAATGGAAACCTGAGACACCTAAACCTAATGCCCTGCTTTTCTCTGTACCACGCACCGCTTTCTCAAGACCTTTAACCCCACGAGCCTTTTCTAGGAAGTAACTTACAAGGCAGTCTAGGAAAACTGTCATCACGTATACAGCGTCTGTGTCTTTCCACTCATCATAAGTAGAACATACCATACCACTAAGAACACAAGTGTACGTATGTTCTTCGTCAGAGTGTAACGTAATTTCCGTACAAAGATTACTTGCTTTACTACTTAAACCTAATGCTTCATACATAGGGGGTTGCGCCCGTTTAACTTTATCAGGGAAGTATAAGTAACCTCTCCCTGTAATCATCTTTGTAGATAGAACCCTTTGCATCCTAGCTACTAGGTCTTCATCCTCTTCGTTAAGTCCTTTTACGTCCTCATCATAAAGGTTGTACCCTACGTTAGTCCCTTCCGGCTCATTCTTAACGTAGTTAGCTATCTCCCAGAAATCGTTATGCTGTAGATCAATATAACCTGCCCAAGCCCCTCTACGTGCCCCGCCTTGTGACACCTTCTGCGACATGGTAACAAAGTCTTCTGCTACAGGTTGTACCCCGTTAGCCTTGCCACCACGAGATATAGATGCCCCACGCTCTCGGATACCACCTAAATAAGAGCTAGTACCAAAACCCTCTTGACTAAGCACTGCACACTCTTTAAGGCTGTCGTAGAAGTCGTAAATAGAATCACCTACGTAGTTACCACTACATGACACTGGCATACCATAGTCAGTACCAGCATTCCCTAGCACAGGAGTAGCTAAGTAGGCATGGTTGTCCATAATACACTCTTTCCAACGCCTTTTAAAGTAGTCTGTATTAGAGGGACAATGATTCCCTACAGCATTAACTATACGATCAATCTGTTCTTCGAAAGTGTCTACACCTTTCATGTATTTAGTAAAGGCTTGCCAACTTAGTGTAGTAAACCAATCGGGGAGTTTACCTTCCTTTTGTAACTTCTTCCTCTCTTTAGAGAACTCCTCAAAAATACTATCCGACATATTCTAAACTCCATACAAAATCTTTCTCAGGCCAGTCCCTATTATAAGAAGAACCTAACTTATAGAAAAAGTCGTGTTGTGTGTCACCACCAATCATTTTATAGAACCACTTTGCGATAGGGTTGTAGGAAGGATTGTAAATCTTATCCAATCCTAAGTTCTCTAAGCAAAAGTCTATACGGGATTCTACAAATCTTTCCATCTGCGTAGCTGTAATCCCTTTAATATTCCCTTTAGCGAATACCATATCTATAATACGTTTCTCATGTTCCATGATTGTCTTCGCAGCCTTGTATAACTTTTCTTTAAGTTTCTCTTCCTCATTCTCTGTGTATCCTAATTCTTTCATCTCTTTAAGTAGGTTTTTAAAACACCAAGCTCCTGTTTCAGAGTGTAAGTTCTCGTCCTTAACAGAGAAAGTTAAGCCAGAGTGTATATTAGGCAGTTTGTTCTTCCCCTCTGCTTGGAAGTGCATAAGGAATGCAAAACTAGAATAGAGAATAGCCCCTTCCACCATACTGAATACCCCCACAGAATAAAGATCATCTTTATTACCTACACAGTCGTCTAAGAAGTTCATTCTAGACTTTAGAAGGGGGTCATCTGTAAAAGAGGAGTAGAACTCGTCATTGTCTAATCCTAGTAACTCGTCTACACGTTGATAGAATCGACTGTGTACATTAAGCTCAATGTTACTAAAACAAGCCCCTACCATCTCAAACTCTGGTCGAGGGAACATTCGTTTAAATCTGCCTCCCCAGTACTCATTACCCGCTAAAATTTCGTATTGAGTGAACAGACTTAGGGTAGTCATTACTCCGTGTAATTCGGCTTCGTCTAACTCTGTTTTAAGGCAATGTAAATCTTTCTCTACTTTAGGTTCGGTAGGTAGCCAAAATATTTCATTTTGTGTCTGTACCGCCTCAAGCAACTCAGGGTGGTCGTATGTCGGTATTGTTTTCTTTATTTGACATCTAGGTTTCAATTTCAATTCCTCTTATCCAATCAGCTTCTTAACAAATGCTTTCCATTCTTTATCTTTACGAATAGTGCCTACATAGCGTTCCCCATTCACAAAGTTGCCTCCAAAGGTTAAATGTCCACATATCTGACGTTCTACAGATTCATTTAAGTCTAAGCCTAGCGAATGTAATGCCTTATCCATAATCTCTCGCGGAGGACGTGGTACAGCCATGTGAATGTTTGTAGCGTCTTCTATAATAGCTTCTAATGTTGATGTACTCATTCCCCGTACATTGTTTACAGCCCATTCTTTGTAGATGTCTGTTTGACACACATCAAAGATTGATACTTCATGTTGATTATCTTCACGTTCTTTTTGTTCTAGTGTGTATTCGATGTTATCCATTATTTGTTCTCCATAAATTTAACTAAGTTAGGAAAGTATTCGCGTAATACTTCTCTACATTGTTCTGCTAACCAAATGTGCTCTAGTTGAGTGCCGTTACCTCCACGTAAGCCACAGTAATGTAACCAAGTTCTCATAGTAGCATTCATATACATATTACTCATAGTATTGCCTTCAGGAAGAACCACACGCGCACATTCTTTAGCAATACCTCGTTTTATAGCCCACTTATAAGCCTCTGTTGCCTCTTTGATTACTCTTGTTTGACGTTCTTCCCAAGCTTCTTGTAAGTAGTCGTCTTCTAGAGCGATACTGTTCTGTCGATTCTTAGTGTCTTGTAGTCGTGCCTCACGTAGTACAAACATTTGCTCATCTACCTCTGCATAGCGTTGGCTAAACTCTTGAAATGCGGCACTCTTGTGACGTAGAACTTGTCGGCTAATGTCACGAGGGGATTTCATTTCAATAATAGCATTACTCATCTCAAACACAGACCAATGGGAGTTCTTCGCACAGTAAGTAAGAAGTTTATCCGCTGTATTAAAGTTCTCTTGGTTTTGGGGAGAGCTAACCCTTGCGGTGTAACTGATAATACCTTCACTGTCAGGGATAAAATCTACTACAGGAGTAGTCACTGCGATAATACGTGTCTCTGCTTTATATTGTTTTAAATCCAATTATAGTCCCTCCTTCAACTTCTTCATAATATTCTCTGCCCCTACAACTGATACCTTACCACTCTCAATCAAAGCAGGAATACCTCTCACACCTGCCTTTTGAGCTTCTTCCATGTTAGTGTCAATGTCTAACACCTCTACGTCAAGGTTATTTTCTTCGATATACTTCTTTACAGGCTGACAAGCCGAACACCAAGCCGCTGATGCTAATTTCATTCTTTCTCCTCTTCTACTTCTAGGAATAACTTCTTTGCTAATTCTAAACCTTTAATAAGGCGGTTAACCTCGTGGATGTCTAATACCTCTGTGAGGATGTCTACTGCCAGTAGTTTACCACCTTCCCCGTTTACAAACTCTAGAGTTATATTGTCGTCAACAACAATTTCCTCTACCTCTTCCTCGATAGGATCACCTTCTAAATTCACTCTCACAATCATTCTCCTTTATTTAAGGTAGAGATATATTCTACCACAATTTTGTCTAAAGTCAATCACTACTTTCGTTAGCTTCGTTTAACCAGCTTATCTCTATCCTACACGGCTCATGTCTGGTGATTTGATATCCCCTCTCCTCTAGCTCCTCTACTAGGAAGTTAACATATTCTTCTTCTGAGAATACTTGTCCTTCGAAGTTGTAGTTTACCTTACTAGCACTACTTAACATATCAGCCGAAAAGATAACGCTATTATGTACTTTAAGGGTTAAAGACGGGAAACCTTTACTAGCTAGATTGCGAATGTTTTTAACCACCTCGCATCTAAAGTCCGCCATTGTCTCCGCATTTACCTCTTTTAGAGAAAAAGAATTCGCATGAGGTATTTCCGTTTTAGTCATACTTTACCTCCTATTCACAAACTAAATTAGGTTCTTTGAAACATGAATGCCCTTTTAATACTTTCCCGTTCTCATTAAAGAACACTACAAAGTCCTCCCCTTCAAAAGAACGTACTTCTTTACTTACTGCGTGTTGCGGATACGCTTGAACAACTTCTGCATAGTAGCTTTCAGTGTACTCTTCCAAAGGAATAAATTTTGATAAATTACTCTCCAACACGCTTTCACAGTTTGCTTCGTAGTGTGTTTCATCGCATACCAATACAGTAAGTAATGTATGTACCATAGCTGAATGGTCTGAGTAGAAATCATAATTATGGAAATCCTCTGGTTTAGTGTCAATGTAAGTGTTAAGTTCTTCTTCTAAATCTAACGCATTGTAACCTTGGTCGAAACAAGAATCCCAGTAATACAGGAAATCTTTCTCAGGTACTAAAGGTGCTAATGTAACTAGCCCATCAATAATACCATCCATGAACTCTATTTCATTCTTGCTATCAATAATCTCTTGTAGTTCACTCTTGATAATGGGAATCTGCTTAGACTCCACTACTCCATCAGGGTTAGCGATAGCATTGAATTTATACACTTCTCTGTGAAACCATGTCAAATCGTAGTCGTAGTGTCTTAGTAGTTTACTCTTATACATTCTATTCCTCCTCAATCTGTTTAGAGATGTCTTTTATTTCCTTACCTGTCTCAATGATAACTTGCTTAACTCCTCCTGCCTCGTTGACAGTGTGAACTAAGTAAGAACAAGACCCTACAAAGGCTACTGCCATCAGTATCATAATACCAATTACTGCCTTAATAATATTATTTGATGTTTTACGTGTATTCATTTTATATCTCCTATTTGCTCCTGTAAAGCTCTCTCGGAGGACTTCTCACCTCTCCCTATACAATCACCTTACTTAATGTTTAAACCTCTTAAAATGACTCTCAGGTGCTCTTAATCATACGCTCGAACCACTCTGTTTCCTCTGGAGTTTCTACTTGAGAGTACCTGTCTCCCCAAAGTTTACTATGCAGTTGGTCTAAATCCCTAATGTAAGTAACTCCCTCTGCACCTTGGTTAAAAGGATAAGATATAAGGTAAGTGTCAATCCCTAAGTTCTTAGCCTTTAGTGCATGGTCTTTATTATCCTCTACAAACACTGCGGGGTCAAGACGTTTTAACACTTTTTCTTTGCACTGGCCTAACCCTAGAATGATAGTATCGCTGATAAGGCCATCGAAAACTACACGAAGGTAATCCTCTCTAAAAGAATTATTATAGGGGCAACTCCCAAAGGAAGTCACTACCACTACCTCATACCCTAGACTAACAAAACCTCTGATAGCTTCTTTTGCATTGTCTAACGGGTACAAGCATCTTGGGAATCCGTTGAACTCTTTTACTAAGGTTACGAAGTCCTCCTTACACATATTGAGGCCATCTTTCGCTTCAAACCATGTGTGCATATCGTAGGTGTCTTGGTTAGATAAAGGGTCTATGTGCCATCCGTATGTTTGCTCCACCCAATCAATAAAACCTCCATGCCAGTCTAGCAATACTCCGTCACAATCCAGTGCTATAATTTGCTTAGTCATTTAAAAACTCCTCTTGAAAGTATTTATCTACCATGTCCCTCCCTTCAGAATTAAGTGTTACGTTGTGCATACCTCTGATATGCCCTATAGGGAAATCGACATTAACTCCCTCCGTGAAAAGGTCGTCAATAAACTTTTCAAACTTACCTTCCTTAGCGTCAATCTCACCTTCTTTCTTCTGCCAGTACTTACTCTGACTCCCAAAGTGGTACGCTAAGAAAGCTGCATTACACATGATATGACCTACATGAGGTAAACCGCTCTCAGGGTCTACATCCTCCCCTGAGTAGAATGCGTCTATGTGCCTTAACATACTGTCTAAGAGTTTATCTTTAGGGAAGCCCCTTTGCCAGTTGTTCCTTTCATATTTATTAGCTCCGAACTCCATTACTGCCACCATATCTTTTAAAGCTGGCATTACGTCAAGGATGTAGCTTAGTTCAGGTTTATTATCGTTAAATCTCATTGCTTGTTCTGTCATAGCCCCTCCTACGCCAACTGTATCACATGAAAATCTTTAATAGTGTTACGTCCAATACGTTCCTCTGGTGTATGTAACATTACCACTTGAGATGGTACAGAACTAAAACCAATAATCCCTGAATACTCTGTACCACCCTCATCTACCCCAAAGAATGCTCCGTTTAATACCAGACGGTGGCTATCATAAGAACACGTATGGTGCATATCCCCACACCTGAAGTACTCTACATGCTTTTTAATCTGCTGTCCACGTTTTTTCATTTGGTCTGTCATAGATTTTTCTGTGGCGGAGTTGAAATAACCATGTTCTGCAATGAGGTAGTTACCATAAATGTTAAGGTAACCAAATACACCCTCTGGAATTATAAAGTCTACATTCTTGAAGTCACAACCCTTGGCTAGAAGTTCCCATGTCTTGTAAATAGTGTAGTCATAGCTGTATAAGCCTGCTTTAAACATGTCCATTCCTTTGTGTTGACTACTTCCATGATTTCCCGCAATACACAATACGTCAGTATCAATCCCTAGAGAAAACAGAGGGTACAAAACTTTTTCCCAAACATACGTAATAGCGTTTGCCATTTGTTCTGATAAACCACTATCGGTAGATGTGGCAGATTGGATACCATGCTTCATGTGGTCTTCTACAATATCACCTAAAGACTCAAAAACAATACGCTCAATGTAGTAACGATCTGACATACGATCAATGTACGCAAGGATTTCTTTACCGTACTCTTCTATAGCCTTGATAGCCTTTTCAGTATTAAATTGTTCCCCTACCTTGCCAATTTGTAAATCACTGAAAAGAATCTCTACTGTAGCAGGAGGTTTATTATCTAAATTATCTTTTTTAGGTAGTTCTACTACAGGGTTAGGGTTAATACGACCTACAACGTTCTCTACAGCTTTAATGTGTGCTTTAAAGTTAACGTCTTGGTCAAATACCTCTCGTTGTATTCTACGTAACTGTGTGTTAGTACGTTGTGCTGTACGCAGACGCTTGGCTAAGTTAGAGATTGCAGTGTCGGGGCTTTCACAAAGAGTCTCAATCTCTGCGTCATTAAGTTCCTCTTCCTCAGATTCTGATAAACTTGCAATATAACTGTTGTAGTAATCATTAATAGTGCTCTTACCTCGACCAATCATTTCACCAATCTTACGAGAGGCTGTACCTTTCAATTTCTCTTCTACAATGACTTTCTTCTCTTGCTCTGTTAATCGACTCATCTACTCCCCCTCTTTCATTTTAAAACTTTCAATCTCTCTGATACACTCTTTACTTAGTTCCTCTTGTCCTCTTAATATAGCTGCTGCTGTACATACAGAGACCATACTTTGACACTCACTATTAGAGAAAGTCTCTTTTAAAGCTAGTTTTTGAAACGGCGCTAATGTTAATTCTAATTCCTCTAAAAATTCTTCATACTTCTCTGATAACTTACTCAATTCAATTCTCCTTTATCTTTACTAATATCACCAAACATACTCATCCTACCATCACGTACTTCTTTTTGCATAGATAAATATTCGTAGTAGTCCGACATGCGTTCGAAGCAAATTGTACTTTTAGAATCCTTCACCTCTGTAACTATAACCATGGCGAAGTGTCCTTCTGGGATATCACTCATTACCTACCTCCATATAAACTATTCTAACCTTTACAGCCTCTAATTCTACATCAGGGTCGGTATAATGGTCCTTGTATTTAGGATAAAATCCATGCCTTTTAAAAGCACTTTCAGCTTTACCTTTACTGTTGTAAGTCAATATTCTTTCATTAGCAGAATCAGCAACTTTAACAAGCTTTCTATCTCTAGGATTCCCTGCTGCAATTACCTTCCTACACTTAGACACGATAATCCATGTATCTTTCTCAATCATATTACTAACCTCCTACCAGATAATCTCTAAACATATCTATCATTAACGCCCTATCTTTCAAGTCTTCCTCTGTTATATCACTTGATTGCACAAGAAACGTCAACTCTTTGCAAAACTCTTGTACATCGCTCTCTAAACCTTGTTGTAGGGAGAGTATATCATTCTCCATTATAAGTCTCCTTCATAAAAGCCTCTACAAGTTGTTTGCGCCTCTTAGTCGCGTTGCTTTCTGGCTTAATACCTAAACCTTCTAGTACTTCGTTTACTATACCTTGTTTCTCCATCTCTATAACTTCCTTAGTAGCCTTAGCCTCCTCAAAGGTTATACCTTGCCTTTCCGCATAGGATTTAATTTTATGGGCTTCCTTCTTCACTAACTGCAAAGAATCTGGGGGAGGTACGAGGTGCTTTATAAACTCTAGTATATCTTCCTCTGATAGTAGAGACACATTACCGTGTTTATGATCCACCTCAGACGCACTTTTTCCCACCCACTCTCCTGTCAGCGCACAGTAGCTGCCTGTCTTAGCTCTCCCTGTATACCCGCTTGGAGGTTTACTAACATTCTTATTTTTAAAGTCCAGTTTTATTGGAGACTTCTCCCAAAGCCCCCTTCTCAAACCTCCCCGCAGGTAAGACCAAAAAGATGCCTCTGTTTTCCATATATGAGGATACCACTCCCAAGGTTTAAATGGTTCATCTGTACTCACTATTTTCCCTCCAGTAATTAAGCACATCAGGTCTTCTAACGATTCTAGACAAGTTAGATTCGGATACTTCAAATTTCCTCGCAACCTCTTTTAAACTCTCCCTATTGACATATACACAATCCAACATAGTAATAAAGTCCTCAGGTGGTAGGTTATTCTTGTAAGGCTGGTTGAATTTTTCTGCCCGTTTCCCTTTAACTGCCTCTCTTAAAGACCAACCTCTTTTTAGTCTGTAGGTTAGAGTGTTCTGCTTTACTCCTATTTTATCTGCCAGTTCTGAAAGGGTGTACCTAGTACCTTCATACTTTACAATATGGTTAGCTGAGAAATTATTACATTGCTGTTTTTGAGTTGCCCATCTACAATTAGTTGGCTCATAATCCCCTTCGTTATCTTTTCTATCTAAACTATAAGTGTTGTCAGGTTTTTCTCCTACGTCTTTTAAGAAATTCTCAAAGGATTCTAACCATCTGTCACACACCTTTATGCCTCTGCCTCCGTACCTGTGGTAACTAGGGTGATTGCCGTGGTAACATCTCGCTATCATTCCTCTGTATGTTTTGTACAAAGGGTGGTAGGAAAGTCCATGCGTCACCTTACTTTTGTTAATATGGTTAACTGTGCAATGATTACAACCTTTAGTGCCTCTATTTCTCATATTGGAAATAAGTCTTTCTTGGATATTGCCACAAGAGCATATAATATCTAGTTTACGTACTCCGTTAAAAAACACCCTGTTTATTTTAAAACCTCTGTAAATATCCCCCTCTTTGAGATTTCCGTCTTTAGTTTTCCTCATCCAACATCCCCATCTTTTTAAGAATCTTCTTAATACAAGTCTTATCGTCTTCCTTACGTTTCATATAAGCAAGCTGAAATTGCATATCAAGCACGTCTAACCAAGTTGCAGTATGTTTATTATCTTGCCAATCTAAATACTCGAAAGGTTCTTCACCATACCACTCTTTGTATTTCTTAACAATAAGTTCTAGGCATTGTTTGTGGTTAGAACATTTTTGTAAAGCTGTATAAGCAGTCTTACTTCCCCATCTAGGTTTCTTGCGTTTCTCCCCAATCTTACCATCTATAAGAACCCTAGTGTAAGTGTCACGACTGCAATAGTTGTCAGCCCCATCTGCACATATAATCTGGTAGTAGAGAAACTTCCAACCCTCTCCTTTTACGTCAGGGACTTTCAAAGTAGTGTCAATCCACAAGTCACCGAACCCTTTGACAAAATGAGGCTCTTCCTCTTTCTCGTAGTTAAACCACCAACCCTCTGCTTGACGTGCATCTTTGTCTTGGGTGGCCCCGATAACCTTACTACCCTCTTTAAATCCCTCTGTCACACGTATGACAACTTGATCGTCTGTTTCCATTCCATCTATCTCTATAGCTCCTAGAGAATTGATTGCGTAAGTTTTCAATTCTTTAAGCAACACAGGTCTGATAGTGTTTTCACGATTTCCTTTATACTTTACCGCTAAAGGTAGTTCGTCTCTAAAATTACCTGTACCATCAATGTACAACTCCATGTTGTCGGGGTGACATTTAGTTTTCTTACAGATATTGTCTAGTCTACGCTTAAGAGTGTTAATGGCAAAGCTAACTTTCTCAGGCTTCTGTACGTCTTCTACTTCAAAAAGTTCTTTGTCAAAGTCAATACCTTGCATGAACTCTCTGAACTGCGTTCTGTTCTTAAACAACCCTATGCCTAGTGAGAGTGTATTAGTGTATTGTACAAGGCGCTCTTCACAAGCAGCAGCCGTGATAAACACTTGCTCGTCCATATCAATAACCAAAGTCACATCAGGGTCAACCTCCCAAGGGATGATATCCTTTAAGTCATCTTCTGTGACCTTTCCTTTCTTAGTGAATTTCTTCAATAGTGTTCTCCTCTTGTTATGTGCCTATATCATCACATTACCTCTGATATTACCTTTAATGTTCTCATATAGACACACTACGTTGTATACAAAAATAGAGGGAAGGAAAAGCTCCCTCCCTCTTTAGACTATCCCTCAGATTGCTCTTCTTCAGGATAATCACGTTGCCCTGTCAAAATTTCATGATTACTCAAAGCCGTAGCACGTTCTTCAATCTCATCTTCAATCTTATTCTTATCAATCTGTACTTTCACCACAGCGTTAAACTCTTTAGGAGTGACACCGTACTTCTCTACCGCGTCGTCTACGATAGCTTTCTTATCCTCTCGTAGCATCTTGATTTCATTCTCAAGGTTAGCTACATTCTGTACCTTTTGTAGGTAGTCCTTACGTTGTGCTTTATCTTTAGGGATGTACATATTTACTCTCCTTATAATTCTCTTTGTAAAGCCCTCTAAGAAGACTTCTCTGTAAAGGTATACAATGCCTTTAATTTAGTGAGAAGTCCTCTCAGGATGGCGTATGCTTCGTTATATGACGTTATTAATCTTCATCATCTAAGTTAAACGGATTCTCATCATCCTCTGGTTCTTCGTCAGGTTCTTGTTCTACCTTAGAAGGACGTTTTGGTTTAGTGACAGTCTTTTTAGGTTTATCTTCCTCAGAGCCATCACTAGAACCACCCCCTAGACGACCTGCCTCCTCAAGCTCTTTCTTCAAACCAGAATCATCCCATTCCTTAGCTAGTTGAAGACGTTTAAGAATTTTACTATTAATCTGTTTAAGGTCTTCCTCATCATTGCCTCCGTCCATCATTACTGCGAATGGCTCAATGTCATGCTCTGGCATAGGAATAGCTTTAGGCTTATTAGCAGGACTAGAGATTTTAACATTCATAAACTTCTCATCTTCCGACCAAGAGGCTTCAATACTCATCATAAACTCTGCACCAAGTAGTTCTCCTAAATCGAAGTCCTCTGGAACTTTACCCTTCTTAACTCCCGTCACTTTACACAATGTAGCGATACGTGATTTAGGATTATAACCGTCCTTACTAGGATTAAGTGCGATAGGAGAAGCTGCCCCTTCCCAATCACCTGCTAGTAGTTCACGGTAAGGTTTGAAATCTTCCTCATCCGAGTCTGAAGCAGGGTGCTTAGAGTAGTCAATGAGGATAGACGGGAAATCTACTGTCATCACTACTGTATCGTTGTCGCGGTTCTTAACGTAGAACTTGTCACCTTCAACACGACCAACACCTACTTTAATAAGTTTGTTCTGTTGTTCCGTATCTTCCCAATCGTATTCACGTTCTGCATCTTGGGGAGATTGCAAACCAGTGTCTACGATCCCTGAAATGAAGCATGGTTGTGTAGGCTCATCCCCGTCCTCAGTTCCTTCCATAATTCGATCATATACGTAGTCATTCCACTCTTTCCATTGCTCATTAGAGATAGAAGAACCACCACCAGTGTTTACTTTAGCCTTTTTCTTAAATTTACTCATTACTTAGTTTCTCCTTCTGTGATTTTACCAGTTTGTTTAATTACTTGTACACTCTCATTTGGTTGAGGCGTAAGGTACAGTGTTGTGCCTTCGATAACAGCCTTTAGAGTGTTTGTTACTTTACAAGGCACTACCGTAGTAGCATTGTTTAAGGACTGTTGTACAGGGAATCCTGCAATATTGCCTTGCAATACGATAGTGTAATATTGTGTAGGGTCTACGTCAATAGTTTCTGACATTTATTTACTCTCCATTTTACGTTTCTGAATTTGAATACCTCGACTTACAAAGTCACCAATAATCTTATGACCATCCATCACCTTCTCACGGTTATATCCTGCGGGACGACCATTAGTAATGTCATAAAGAAAATTATTCTCAGCAATCTTCTTTACAGACTCTTGTACCACTTGAGGACTATCTTGTCCTAGTGATTGTAATAAATGAATTACTTTGTTAAACATGTTTACTTCTCCTTATTCAAAAATTTTAGATAGACTCATAAAAAATAACACAATCACTAACAAAACTGCGGCTGGCAACCACATTGGCGAGAGAACCCACCACCAAGACCAATCAATATTATCTGTAAGCTTTAAACCTACAAATAACACCGTTAGTAATGTGCAAATTCCGATACCACCTGATTGATTGTTGTCACTCATTTTACTTCTCCTTTTCTCTAGTTTATAAGCATATTATACCTGAACTGAAATAATATGCAAGGGTTATTTTAAATTAATTTTAGTTTCTCTATAAATCATAAGCATTTCAAAAGCAGCTCGACCATTAATAAAACTTGAAATAGACGTTCTACTTCTTCCTAGAGCTTTTGCTATTTCATTAATAGAGTAACCTTTATGTTCTAGGATTGCAATATTTTTAGCGTCATTTTTTGTAAACCTATTATACTTCCTCCCTACCTTGACGTTGTTAACTTTACCCGCAGAAACTCCATGTTGGATATTCTCAGAAGGCGTACACCACTCTAAGTTACATGCCCTATTATCTTTATGATCACTATTAATATGATTTACTTGTGTTTTACTATCAGGGTTATCATTACCGCAAAAATGCTCTGCTATGAGTCTATGCAGATAATAACTTTTGTACACCCTATTCCCGTAACAAAGCCTGATCGTTAGATATAAGCTTGTATGTTTAGATGGGGTCAATACTCTACCTTTTACAATCTTAGAGAATCCATTTTTATTAACAACCTCTCTATCGAGAGAGCGAACTCTCCCTTCACTACTGACCTCGTATAAACCTTCAAAACCGTTCACTCCTTTCCAAGTCTCGCTATTACTAGTGACAATCATAATACGTTTTTCCTGTCTTATAACCCCCGTTCAAATCTATGGCAAATTGAGGGGGTTCTTCATTTGCAAAATGGTCAGGTCGCTTTTTATGATATAAATATATCTGTTTTGCAGACCAAGTATAAGCATCCCCCGTTAATTTACCTGCTTCATCCTCGTAACCTTTCTCTACCTCTAAAAGTAGTTCATCATGTACCGAGCATACTATTTTCATTTTATCAGAAAGTCCTAACTTTTTAACATCTTTTGACAATTTTATTGTAGCAAGTTTCTGTGCTAAAGCCTCAAAACCTTGGTCAATAGTGTTAAAAGATTTATGACTACTATTATTCCATAGCCAATAACCGAAAGCAAGAGGTAACATGAAACCACCTCCATACTTGTAAGTCTTCTCGTAGTATTTGAGAACGTCTATCACCGTGTCCAAACCCATCTGCTCTAAGAACTTTTCTTTAGCTTTAGCTCCATCCCTTTCAGATATACCTACAGTCTTTCCTACTTTAGCACCACTAGCCCCAAATATGATCGAAAAAGAACCACCTTTGCTTTTCTTACGTTTTAAGCTCAACTTTTCTATAAGAGTGTGGTCTTGTGTACGTACAGCCTCTCTCCAATCCTCATCTGACACCATACCTAGCATACGCGTATTAACACAGTGCGCAGTTTCACCTACGTACTTACCATCTTCGTCAAATTCCATGCCAGCCGCGACATTGTTGTAGTAATCCCAATTATTTGCATAGTATGCAGCTATAGATAACTGTGCAGACTTCATATCAATACCGACTAGCACGTTACCCTCCTCCGCGATAATACAACTTCTAATCTCTTTCCCATACAAAGCAGATTCAGAGGGAGCATTTACCCAAACCCTGTGGGACGACCTACCACTCCTCGTGGCAAAGTTATTCACTCCCGCAGGAATCCTACCATCCTCCCTAACATAACTTAGGATACCTTTGTTCTCAGGGTCTTTAAAGTTCTCTAAGAAATTACGTCTATGTTTGTACGTATTGTATTCAGCTATCTTCTTACCTAATCCTTCGGGCAACTGTTCGTAGTCGTCATCTGTTAATTTAGGACTTGACACAAGGTACTCCCCTTTCTTAACAATCTTAACCAACTGATTATCGTAGTGAGCTTTACGAGGCCACCTAACCTCAGTATCTTCTTCTACTTTAATGTAGTTGTCATTAACATCAGTTTTTAGATTCCATTCTTCAGCTTCTTTCCAACCAAGTTTAATTAGAAACCCTTTTACAACTTCATGTTGTGTTAGTTTAGAAGGCTCTATACTAATCCTTGTGAAAGCACCACAAACTATGTCAGTGTCCTCTGGCTCTAAATCAAAGTGGTTACATGTATTCTGATTTAATACTTTAGTTTCCCACTCTTCCTTATAAATATTCCACCCTTTAGTATCACCATGTTTACGTTTGATAACGTCTGTAACCTCTTTCTTGGTATCAAAAGAGGGAACTCTGCCTAATGTAGAGTGTTCAGCTTTCCATGCTTTATGTTTCTGAGTGTTATAGTATTTAACAGTAGGCTTATGAAAAGGTTTCTCAATGACATCTACAACCTCCCCGTCTTTTTTCTTTTTAATCCACTTCTCTCTAACCCTACTAGAGTCAAAACCAAACAACTCAGACATTTCTCTCCGACTTATTTTAGGAGTAGACCCTTTAATAGTGGGAGGTAATTGAGGTTCAATTTCTTTACGTAGTATCTCTAACTTTTCGTCTAAGTCTTTAATACAACGTCTAGCATGTTCAATGTCAATCTTAACACCATTCTGCTCTTGGCGGAAACACTCAATAGCATACTGACCTTCAATATCTAATGCTACGGAGAAATCTACCCCGTACCGTTCTTTTAACAGAGAAGCTTCTTTCTCAAGCATTAAGTAGCAACTAGCTTGTATCTTACAATCCTCTATAACCCTGTGCATCTTGAAAGCGTCTATTGTAGTCCAGTCTGTTATCTCAGGCTTATTCACACCACACTTAATACCGTAAGCTTTAAGACCATGAGGGCTTTTAGCACCTTTAGGTGTAGGACGTTCAAACCATTGTACTTTAGACTGTACAAATGTGTCGTGGTAGTCCTTACGTTTAATAGTATTATCAGGCCATATCTTGTCAATTACGTGCTTATCGTAACCATACGCATTATGTATAATTAGCTTACTACCATTAGCAACTGCCTTCTCCCAGAACTTAATCCCCTCGTCCAATGTACCGACTCTGGCAGGGATTGTGTAAGTTTTATTATCGTACGGGTCTGTCACTTCTACATTGTCAAATTCAGGATGATCATGAAACAGTAATACCCCCTCTGTCTCTATATCAATAGAACAAAGACAATGTATATCTTTCTTAGTATGAACTTTGTCATAGAAGCCTACCGCCTCAATATCTGAGGCAAGTAGTCTATTTTTATATTCCATTTATTATTCTCCATCAAAAGGGTTAATGTCCTCCTCCACATTATCAGGTTCAAATGGAGGCTTATCTTCATCTATGTTAGCAGGTTTTTTAGGTTTACTAAACTTTTTCTTTGGCTCGTTTCCCTCTTCGGAAGGGGGTTCACCAAAGAACTCCTCATAATCATGTATTGTATGAGATTCATTATCATAGTACCACATACCAGCTTTACCGCTGCGTCCTGTCCACCTACACTTAGGTACTTCTATCTCTGTGACATTCTTCATTACAGGATCTTCTGAGAGTTTATCCCTTGTAGCGAATATATTACAGCCACCACTCTTAGCGATATTAGATACACCTGAGAAGTCATCCTCTGTAAGCTTACGTACCACTCTATTGCCATTTTTATCAATGTGTGTCTTTCCTTTGGTAATATGACAAATATTAATAATACTAATACCGTCAGAGATAATGCCCTTGAGGTATTTTATAAAAGCGGTCTGTTCTTCTAATGATACCCCTTCAAACAGGTCATTAATAGGATCTATTACAATAAACTTACAGTCATACTTCTTAATGAGTTTGTCAATTTGTTTTTTAACGTCAACTAAAGTACCTTCCCTGCCATCTAGTAGTACATATCTAGGCTCTCCATTGTCGTGTTCTCTTAGTTCCCTACGTTTCTCTTGTACCCAATCTTGTTGTACAAACTCTACTGCTTCTTTAGGGTCTTCTATAAGCTGTATCTTGTGACCAATGTGCCTACTTAACATAGTAGTTTGATATTGACCTGCATTAAGTTCTAGCGAAAGGATACCTATTTTATAAGGAGAATTAAATATCCAGTAATAGATCATCTCGTTAGCAATGGTAGTCTTACCTCCACCTGTTTGCGCCCCAAGATTAACTAAATACCCTAAAGGTATCCCCCCCGCCATTAGTTTCTGAAGCTCCTTCATAAAGCTAGGGAGAGGAATCTTAGGACGAGACAATTCTATCTCCATCTCATCATCAGCGTCTTTAGAGGTTTTAACTGTGTCAGGTATATAAGGTTTAGCATTGTAGAAATCACGTATAAATTGCTTATGCTTTCCTTTCTGTAGCATATCATTAGGGTCTTTACCAGACCACGTTACAATATGTACTTTCTCCGCTGGTAATACATCAATACAGTTAACTAAGGCTTCTTTACCTGCTTTATCAGAATCTAACGCAAGGTAGATGTTATCAAAGGTATCTATCCAGTCATATTGTGCTGAAAGTTGTTTATACGCACTGCCTTCCCCTGTTGTAGGAGACACAATAGGAAATTGGTCATAGTCTTCTTGTCCTCTGGATTTGTTATACTCAGAGAACATCTGATAAGCAGCCGCCTTATCCTCTTCTCCTCCTACAATTAACAGATATTTACCACCTCCTTTTTTCCAGCGCACTTGTCCAGAAAGTTGATTAGTGATTCCTGTTAAACCTAACTTGCCGTATTTGAAATTCTTAGGGTGGTTGCGGCATTTGAACCCTACAATTTTACCATCATTATCTGTTTCAGGATAATAACGTGCTACAACCTCTCCTTGTTTATTTACTTTAGTGAGGTGTCCGTAGAATTTATTAGCTTCATCAGAAATACCTCTATAACCATGTCCTTTAAAGCCAATCTCTTTCATAAAGTCTTTGGCTTCTTGTGTGGTTAAAGGTTCTGCTTTAGGTCGTTTTTGAAAAGTTTTCTTCTCTTTTACAGAGCCATCCTCTGATACACCTAATTCCTCCGCATGGCTAGATTTAGCAACCATTTCCTTAGAGAATACTTGAGCGCATGACCAACAATGTGCATCATAAGAAACTTCACCTTCTTCATTTATATGTTCGTAGATGTCCATAGCATCAGAACTTCCACATTGTCTCAAACGAGGAAAGTCCTCAGAAAAGTTCTCTATAAGTTCATCCGCTATACAATAGAACTTTTGGGATAGACGATCTCCTGATTCATATTCTTTATCTTCTTTCTTGTTCTTTGTAATCTTCTTCACACACTACTCCTCGATAGTCACCCAATCACAGTCAATAGTTACCCCTTCTAGGACTAGAGACACCTCCAGAACTCCCTCTCCTTCGCATTGAGAATCATAACCTACACTGATTTCTAAGTTCTGGTGTAAGTATTGTTTAATATCGTCTTTGTCCATATCATCCTCCTAATTCACACATCACATCAATCTCATTTACTCGTAGGTCATGCTCCATAGAGGTTTCTCTAACCCCTAAATCATCCCAATCCTCTTCATCAAACATATCCCTCTGATCCCCTCGTGTAAGCTCCTGTAATTGATTCTCAAGAGACTTTAGGTATTTCTTGTCCGATTGCACCTCTTTAGATTTAACCTCGATAGAACGCTTCACAGAAACGATTTTGTATTCTAATTCTTGTTTAGTCAACATCCACAACTCCTTCTAAATCAACCTCACTAAGATGTACAAAAAGTGCATTTCTTTTTAAATGTACCCCCACATCTTCTCCTATATAAACTTCTACACGTACCCCATTCTCCGTGAAGCCTTTATAAACAATATGCCCGAAACCTTGTAAGAGGGGGTAAGGGTAACTATAAGGCTCTACGTAATTGATGTTTAAGTTAATCTTCATCCCTTTTCTCCTCAACCTTCTTATTAAGATATTCCAAGTTGTCTCTATTAGCCATCCCTTGTGCAGACGCTAGATTAGCGATACATGCTACGAAGAATATTCCTGCTAACGTTGCATCTGGGGCACAGAATATCCCAAAGAAACAAGCTATAGCAATGTAAAAGTTTAACTGGTGATACGCTCTGCTAGGGAGTCTGTCTTGTTTCATGTGTCACTCCTCCATAGCTTCTATAGTACGTCTCACCTTGATGTTGTACTCTTTACAAAGGTGATACGTATAGAATAAATCAAAAACAAACAGAATGCAAGTGATTACATATAAAACAGGAACAAACATACCAAAGAAGAATAACACTACATAAACAAGACCTCCTACATTATCCCCTAGATAAAACCTATGTAGCCCGACGCTCGCCAATAAAGCCCCTAACAAATAAGCAATAAACACATTCTTCTTACGTGAATCGTACAGTATCTCTTGTTGAAAATTAGTCATTAGTTTTCTCCTCTTCTAAATACTTATCTAAAGTTTGCTCTATTAATTGTAGAGACTTGCCCCCAATATCTTGCACACGTTCACTGTCTACAATCTCCTCCACTCCATAGGCAGCTAACATAGCGTAAGAAATTTCTTTTGTAGGGGTAAGTGTGAGAAATGCACCTGCCACTAAAAAACTACCTAAGAATCTTTTAGCCCACATCGTGTAAATAGTGTGCATATCTTTACTTAGGTCGTCATATCCTACACCTTTTATCAACAAACACACAAAAGTTGCGATTGCGGAAGCTCCTGCTATAAAACCTAAAGCCTGATTCAGCTTCTCTACCAAACCTAACAAATAAACAATAAAAACTAAACTCATAATCTTCTCCTTAAATAATACCAACTTGTTTACAGAACCATAATCCTACTATGAAAGAAAAAATGTAGCAAGGTAATTCTAACAATAATTTTGACTTCATGTTACGTGTCTCTATAGAAATTCCCATCAACAACAACCATAACGCCAATACTAATGCAATGTAAATCATAATCTTATCTCCTATAAAGTTAAATTCTTAACAACAATTTTCTCACCACAACAAGGGCAAGGGTGTAGAGGGTGAAACTCTTGGGTATCATACTTATCGTAGTGAAACCATCCATCTCTCATAGAACCATCCATCTGTAGATAGTAATCATCTACATCAATCTTACTAGCTATTACATCTAAGTCTAATACACTTCCGCAGCTTTTGCAAGAGGTAAAGTTAAGATTCACCATAATTATTCTCCTCCCCATTCCCATTGGTCATGTAACACCTGTAGTAGTTTTATAGTGTTACTTAAAGACCTCCTATTGTCAAATAACAAAGTAACTTGCTCCTCCTCAGAGGCCTCCTCTAAAGTTAGTGCCTTTTTATCTATACCGTCCTTACAGTAAGAGAACAAAAGACCTTTAAAATTCTCATCTTTTACAGTAAACATCTTCATTCTGCTGTCACCTAGGTAGAGGTGTGTGTTCATAATTGGTGTACCTTGCTCCACTCCAAAACTGTGAAATATCCCATACTGATTACTCATCATTACTCTCCTATTTAAATTTCCAGTGCATCAACTAAAACCATCTTATCAACAAGTGCCATAGATTGTACATCACTTTCTATAAGGAATTCTTGTGGTACTTTATATACTGAAATCTTAGCCACGTCTAACTCTCTTACATATCTTATAGCGTCTTCATCAATATAGAACCAATCTATAAGTTGGTCTAAAGAACTAAAACAGAAACGGTACTTCTTAATTACACTTCCCACACAGTAAGGACGAAGAACTGGGTCATAATGGGGCAAGGGATGTTTGTCTGCTAAGTATTCCCCTTTCCTAAACAAGATATTAGCTATGTAAGTGTCCTGCTCTTCTAAGTAACCACCTCTATATGCACCATTATTTCCTGTTATTATATCTCCAGTTTTTGATTCTAATCTGTAAACAAGTGGCATAGTTTACTCTCCTTCCCCTAAGTAACTACGTAAATCACTCAAAGCTTCTTCATAATAAATAGATCCTTCTCTCCAAGTAGCCAAATCCTCTGCTACTCTTTCAAGACGTTTAACTTTAAGTTGTGTCTTGTTTAAAAGTTCAAACTTACTTTCATCGTCCAACTCGTTGAAGTATTCTCTTGTGTCTAGTGTTAATTTCATAGTGACTCTCCTTCTAATTTTCTGAATAAGATAGCGTCACGCCTCTGCTCGTTGTAAAGGTCTCTTGTTTTAGGGTGAACTTGTAAAGCATAGTCCACACAAGCATGTCTAGAGACAAAACCCTCTACTTTCGTAGCTGTCTGTAGACAATCCTCTACGTCAGTTACCATCACAGTCCAACCTGCTTTATGTTTGTCCTTTATGACATAGCATATAAAGTGTTCCCCCAGAAAGAACTTTTTCCAATGATCCCAATTTCCATGCTTCTTAAACTCAAAATCGTAGGGTTTTCCATCTACGAAACCAAAGTACTTACTCATAATTACTCTCCCATTTAAAATCCTCTCTGCAATCAATTCTAAGAGGACGTAATTCTTACCAATACCGTTGTATACTTAAAGGGTAGATCTCTTGTTATAGTGGCTTACAGGGCGTTATACGGCCACCTAACTAACCTTCACCTAACTTCTGCAATTTCAATAAGTAAAAGGTAGTACAATCTAAATCTCCGAACACATCAGAATACACTACATCTACCTCAATATGCCCATATTTATCTTCTTCCACGTTAACAACCTTCTTATGAGAACCTACTACACCTAGTTGTTCATAAATACAATCTGGGTGATTAGCTAGTTGCACTTGGAAATGAGCATGACTTCTTACAAAATAGCCTGTACTACCTTCAATTGTTTTGTTTGTTGATACTAAATACATAATTGTTTCTCCTAATTTAAGATTTAAAAGTTTTCGTCTTCAACAGGTGTAGCTGCTGGTCTTCCAAATTCTCTACGAATAGATGCACAACGTTTGGAACACGACTTCCCATACCCACGTTTCAGGTCTGCAACACGGGCTTCATATACAAAGCCACAAGCACATTTCATCTTTTGTTTCTTACCGCGAACTGGTTTTTTATTTTGTCTTTTAGTTTCTGCAATTTCTTTACGTTTTGTTGCTCTTGAATTAAGTTCTTTATCAAGAATGTGAACCCATTCCCCCCATTTATCATCATCACATTCAAACGTAGATGAACCTGAGTGCATACGCGCCACTCTGAGTGCATTTTTTAAATGTGGCACTGACATTTGAGATACTGGAATGCTGTCGTTCCAGTGAGGTACACTTCTTGTTAACCCTTCATAAGCGGGGTCATACGTCATCTCGTACCCACCTGCATCTTCTGCGCCTTGTCCCATATTACCGCCTAAGATTGTTTATTACGGAAGTCTACACCGCTAGATGGCTTCCATTTTCGATAACTTGTGATATACTATACACAGACATTAAGATGATGTCAACAAGGGAATTCAAATAAAATGAAAATAGTAAATAATACATCGCATCAGGGAACAATCTTAAAAGATTTCCTTGACACAGAGTACGAATGTAGTTTAGAGTTATTCCACATTATCTTATTCCTGTCGAAGTTCTATGACTTTGTTATTGATGATGGGAATGTGGTAGTGTGTGATAAAGAGTAAATCTCTTATTAATACAGATACTTAATGTTAATTGTTAAAATAACAGTTGCATTTGAAAATAACTATGTTATAATATATACACGAGGTAGGAAAAATGAACAACTACTTAGATAAGCTTAAAGAAAGCTTGATAGACCAAATGGTGAAAGCTATGAAAGAGAATAATATCTCAGCATACAGGGCAGCTAAAGAAAGTAATGTTAACCCTGCATACATGAGCATACTTCTAAACAAAAAATCGAATGCCACTTTAGACCGAATAATTACAATAGCGGAGGCTATAGGACTTAAAGTAGATGATATTATTTTTAGATTAGAGGTTGACAACAAGTAATCTATATGCTTTAATGTAAGAAATACCTATTGTTGTAAGGAAATGTGCGGTTTTACTCTACCCTAAATCGCAATACAAGTAATAAACAAAAGGGTGTAAGAAATACTCCTTACAACAATACAATTATACTTCGTCTTTGACCAGACGCTCCATCATACGTAATACTAGCCAGTGTTAGGCAAAAGTATGAGATAAACAGTGAATAACGGGTGATATAAAAACTCCTACGATTTTGGTAGGCTCTATCCCAAGGTGATAGTTTCCTTCTAAGGATGAAACCTTAGCAAACAACCACTGATAAAGAGTGTAATTGTTACTAACAGTCTTGTACTGTAATCGTATGATGTTACCATGATAGTGATAGTTCTAAAGGGACAATCTTTTAAAGGTGTCTCTCCTATCACCCTAATGGTCTTGATACAGATCCGTCTAAAATTTGAGGAGGAGTCATAATGAAAACAATTAAGACAACTGCAAGCGTGTCTATGGGCAGGAACAGTAATAATGAGTTTTACATACATGTAGAGGATGAACACTCTGGCAATAAAATAGTTTCTCTATCAATGGATGAGAAGGATTTTGCATTTCTTATTACAGGATTGCATGGGGTTAAGACTGACTGCATTTTACACAACGTCACTAATGTAGGTAAGAAAAGGGTAATTGAACGGGTGTCTATGCCTGAACCTGACGCTTTTGATAAGGGAAGCGTCAAAATGGCTGTGAGGGAACACTTTGAAAGGGAATATGAGGCTGAAGGTTGGAAACTTTGGGATGATGGTACGAGTAGTCAACAAAATTCGAGGGGACTTCATAACTTTATTGTAGTTAAATACGTACCTGTAGAAGATGATGTAGTGGTAGAAAAGTATTACTAATTACTAGACTGTGAAGGATAAGGAGAATATAATGAATGACTTTACCCCAGACAAAAATGATATTACTAAAGTAAATGGTATGGATAGGCACGTAGTATGTGCAGCTAATAAGTTTCCTTGTGGTACAATTATATGTGGTGCTAGGCATTGGGATGAAATTATGTGTACAGTGGCAGACAAACTAGGGTTAGACGGTGGCAAAGAGGAACAGGGTTTTATAGACCAATGGCAAAACTTTATTACAAGAGAGGATGCCACTAAGATTGTTCTTGCTAATGAACAGTGTTTAAGGGAGACACCTTTAGAAGGTGATATTCTCTTTAGTGAGAATTTATATTAAAATACCCCTTGACATAACTATTTACTACACATAAACTAAGACGACATTAACAAAGAGGAGAAACATTATGAAAAACGGTAAGTATAGATTGAAAGATGACAATGGTGTAGAAATCGAAGTAGAGAATTACGTTGCTTCTTTCACAAAGGTAGGGGGTCTCCTATTTTGGCATGTAGGGGAGAAGATTACTGTGGACCATTTAGATGAAAACTCTTGGGAACGTATCCCTGATGAATCACCTACATTCAAGAAGGGTGATAGGGTAAAAAGAAAAGATGGTACAAACTTTAGTAATGGGGGTTATGTAGTCACTGTAGATGATGTTACAGATGAGTCTCGGATATGGCTTAAAGAAACAGCTACAGTTATTGACCACCAATCTTTAGAACTAGTTCAGATTTCCTCTGAACAACCTACCCCTACCCCACACAAGTATGCTGATGTAATCAAAGCTTGGGCAGATGGGTATGAGGTGCAGAGTTTTAATTGTGGTAAGTGGAATGACGTAAATTACCCTACATTCAACCCTGATCTAGAATGGCGTATCAAACCAGACAACCCTAACCAAGATAGAATCCTAGAAATAGAAAACACTATCACTGAATTACAAAATGAATTAGAAGAGTTGAAACGCTCTTAGAAGATTGCACCCTTGCCTGAGATAATGGTAAGGGTGTTTTTTTTTTTTTTTTTTTAATAGTAGTTGACATCATTAGAATGACAGTCTAGTATTACAACCATCAAACAAAGAGAAGGGATAAATTATGAGTTATACTGACAAGTGTTGTGGTGTTTGTAACGAATACCAAGATATATATGAAACAGGTAAGTTAGAAGTCTCAAAAACATTAGGATGGGTGTCTCCCGAGTATAAGAGGTTCTACGACACAAAAACCAATGTTTGTGTGAAATGCATCAAAGATAAGGCACTAGATGGTGTAAATGTAAAAGATTTAAGGTTACATGTCTGGTACAATGAGCCTGAGAATATTACTAAAGGTAGCACAATGTTTGTTAATCCTGATACAGGGAAATGGTGGTCTTGCCCTAATAATAGATTACTTAAAGACGAACAAAATTTATGCGATAAAAAACTCAAGTACAGTAAAGCTAACCCCTACCTCTATTTTATTACAGGGGTTAATTTAATCAAACATGAAAGACTTTTCGGCAAACATAGCGGTATAAATTCTTCTGATAAAAGAAGATTAAGAAGAACTTTAAGGAAATTAGGGGTAAAAGGAAGGCTTAAAATGCTTATTGAGTGAGGGATAAATTATGGAACACTTAGAATGTGTTATCGAGTTTACCAATAGTGAGAGAGAATGGATTGACCCTGTATTGTATGAGGACATACGTACAGAGAGTGGAGTTCTTATCGTGGAAAGTATGGTAGGGTACGTATATGAATACCCCTTAAAAGACATTGACAAGTGGTGCATACGTCCTTATAGTGAGGAAACTACTTACGACCCTATAGAGGATTAAATTATGAAACGTGAGGAATTAGTAAGTGTATTGAAGGCAGCAAAAGTAGAGATCCTTAACGAGAAGGAATTTGGTGAACTTGATGATAACCTAAACCTTATCAGAGACCTATACTTTAAAGTGGGAGATATAGAGTACTACATTAATTGGTTTCACAATCTTATGAAGCTTTACACCGTAGGTACAACAGGGTTCACCGTATTCACTAGAATAGAACATTCTGGTACATGGCCTAACAATTTTAAGCGTAACCTTCAGATGTATTACAATAAGGATTGTGTTTGTGTGATAGGACTAGAGAGGTATCCAGTATGAGCGAACAACTAGATTTATTTTCTTCTTATGAATGTGATCCTAGAGGTGCTACTGGTATTAAAATCTGGAGTAGGAATAGTGAGGAAGAACTCCCCGATTTGTACTGTGGTATTACAGGAATTAAAGGACAGTATGTAGGGTTCTATGTCATTAATGGGGATTGGGATGGTAGATTAGACCTAGCTAATAAAACTATGACAATTTTTCATCCTTGGTACGAGGATACTGTGCAGTCTTACCACAAATATGAATTTATTTACGATAAAATTGAAGAAGTTCTTGACATAGATGAAATCCCTTACTAAAATACACATATTCAATAAGAAATCACATTGAACAATGTTACAATTATTAATCACAGGAGAAACAATTATGAAAATTAACACACTAGATTACGTACGCACTGAAGCTTTCACTGTTGATGAGTTGAAAGAGCTGGAGAGTTTAGTTCTCTCTCAAGGGTATAACTTAACAGATGAAGTGAACAGTAATTATGTAGAGAACTGGCTTGAATATGGAGTGGACGACGACGGTTTTGCTATTTTCTGGGGCAGAAAATTTTCTCAAGTGTGGGAAGGCAATGACATCACAGACCAATTCCGTAACTACTTAGACAATGACAAAGGTGTAGTTGCAGAAGAGGAATCTTCTAAGAATAAGCCCTTCACAAAGGACAATTTGAAAGATGGGATGGTTGTTAATTTTAGGGATACAGATTTCAAGGAAGGGGTAGTTTTTAGGGAACGTATCTTTGCCACTGATAAATCTCCCTACTCTAGAATCTCTTCTGGAGGAATAACTCAATTAGAGGAGTTACTTGATAACTTAAAACATGATAGTTACCCTGAGTACGACATTATGAAAGTATCCTACATGGATGAAGTTCTGTGGGAACGTGTAGAAGAAACTCCTGAACAAAAACGTATCAAAGAACTAGAGAAGATTATCTCTGACGCTCAGAAAGAGTTAGAAAGTCTTAGTGAAGAGTAATTTCTGGAGAGGATACAGAAAAGGGTGGTACAAAGGGTTTGTACTAGGAACACTCTATACAACTATTCTTTACACAATAGTTGTTATCTACTGGACAAACTTACAAGGATTGTTCTTCTAAAATTAGAATGCCTATTATAGCCTCTCAGACACGTTCTGAGGGGTTTTCTTGTATATGCTAGTATGATTGTATACCTTAAAATTAAATCCTCTTAAAATGGCTTACAGGAGCTTACACTGAATATAGATAAGTATACACAAATGACACTAAAATAGATAAAAAGCGTAGACATAAGAATAATTTCAAAATAATTGAAAATAATGTTTGACAGGGAGTTATTCTTTTGTAATACTTATCCCATCGAAACAGAGGAGACATAGATTATGACTTTTTTATTAATTTCAATTCCAACAGTTTTTGTACTATTCTTTGTGGTATCTTACAAAATAGTAAGCGACTACGAGAAAGAGAAATCTGTAGACGAGGAAATTATTAGAAAGTTAAGAGAAGAAACGTCACAACTACTCACGATAGAGGAAAAATAACATGACAATTGCACAACAGATAATTTTGAATAGCAACTATGTAGCACAGGTTAAGTTTAAGGCAGGTATTCTTTGTAAGTCGTGTGACCTTAGTAACCTAAAATCTTGGTATTATTTTGAGGATGAAAGCTTTATTGAGGTAGAAAATGGAGAAGTAACGATAGGAGATAGTGAATAATGAATATTGCAGAGACAATTGTAAAGAAAGCTAACGGAGATACAAATTCTGTCATGGAGTTGTCTAATAAACATGCTGTTGACAGAGAACAAGACTTTGCACAAGAGAAAACTTATTATTTCTTTGTTGACAATAGCGGAATCATTGTCCATAATGATCTTGTTGAAACATTTTAGGAGAAGATTATGATTGATATTAGATCTATGACGAATGAAGAATTTAAACAGTTTACTAAGGGCAAGTTTTTTAGTGCTAAATTTATTAAGAAGGACGGGTCTCTAAGAGAATATAAAGGTGCTAGGGTAGAGGTTACTAAAGATAGTAAGTTCACAGTGCACAATAATGTAGAGCATAAGAAGAACCTTGTCAGTGTATACGTCCCTAATGAGAAACGTCCTAGGGCGACTCTTAATTTAGAGACTGTTAAGGAACTGACTTTCCAAGGGAAAACTTATAAGTATTAAGTATTAAGTGTTGACACAAGGATGTGTGTTAAGGTAGTATTTGTTTTAGATTGTTAATGAGGAGATAGTGATGAGTGATTTAGAAAAGTTGTTTGAACATGCGCCAGAGGGTGCGGTTGAGTTAAGGGAAACTCTTAATGGTGGTTATTTAAGGTGGTTTAACAAAAATAACGATGCATGGGGAGGTAACGAATGGACCACACCTGACTGTGGAGAATATAAAACCCTAGCCACACGACCACAGCCACAGCGTAAAACGGTGGAGGATGCGGTTGATGAGCACAAGGGTAAGTGGCCTTTTAGTCTCGGAGTTATACGCATGGGTTACTCATCAAAACTCGAACATTACTTTGCTTTTGGACATGGCTATGATTTTTGTGAAGGGGAATACCTAGTCTGCACCCGCGAAGAATTCGAAGCCTGTGTTGCTGCTAAGAGCGAGCCTGAGTGGACGCATATTTACAACGGGGAAGAGTGCTACATAGCTACAACATATAACGATTGTGCATGGGTTGTGCGAAGGATGACTGACGACAAGATTGTACTATTGGAAGACCTAAAACCCATCAAGCCTACAATCACAGAAAAAGAACGTGAAACAGTAGCTAAGTTTGTAGCGCGTATATACACAAAAGAAAGTTACGACTTGCGTAAAGAGTTTGACGACTTTGTTAATGAGCATGAGGTAGGAGAATGAGTCTGGTAAGAGAAAACTTATTATCAAGGTTAAATTACACGCCTTATTGCGGTGGAGAGTGTTGCAGGGCAATGCCTCGCACCTCTTTTAATGGTAGCCAGTTCCAATGCTCTAGTTGTGGTTGGGTTTCAAGGTTCGAGCATGAATTTATTGAGACGTACATTTCTAGGCAAGAACAACTACGCAAGGAGCAAGAGTGATGAGAGTCACACAAGTTTTAGAAGGGCAGTATATCCTCATAACAGAGGAAACTAACACACTCTTCACTAAGTACAGATACGATGTTCCACAGGATGTAGTTACTCTTTTCAGAGGGGATACTTACTTACATTCATTAAGAAATCCAGAGAAGTTTTTCGAGGCATGGCGAGCTTTTCAAATGGAACAAGACTAGAGGAAGAAACCTTTAGAAATATAACACCCTCAGAGCTATTCTAAGAGGGTTTAATTTTAACTAAGGTGATTGTATAGGGAGAGGGTAGAAGTCCTCTCAGAGAGCCATACAGAGACAATTAGGAGGGAAAATGAAACGATTAATACTAACACTAGGGCTGGCGCTATTTCTCACTGGGTGTGTGGAGGAAAAAGTGGTTTATTTGAATGAGAAAGGTGAAGAGTTAGCGCCACCTGCTAGAGCTATGCCTGATTGGAGCAATAACGTAAAGGAAATTTGTGTTAAAGGGGTTGTGTATTATCACACTACATACGGGGCTAGTGCAACGATGTCTCCTAAGATTATACCTAGTAACAACCAGTTCAATAAACCTTTTATAGAAAAATGCTAGAGACAGTTCCAGTTAAAAATTTGACCCGTTTGAGAGTCCCATTGGCTTAGTTGCTAGTGGGATTTTTCTTTTTAGGGATCGACACAAAAACCACTGAAGTCTAGAGTAAAAGCTGGCTAGGTTTTTGACCCAAAGGGGATTTTCTCTAGCCTAGAGGCAATCGTGATTAGGCTAGACACTTTTTTCATTAGAAAGCTAAGGAATTTTCATAAGGATAAGCATATATTAGAGAAACCTTTTATAATGGACAGCTTACATTCATGGGATTTATAGAGGGGATTTATTATATAAATGGCAAGTTGGCATGAAAATTAATAAAGCAAATAGTGTGCCAATTTATTTTCTATCGGGCAGGGTTGGTGTTTGTTTCGTACCGCATCAGCACCTATGGCGTTTTATTTATCAATTTGTAAAGCTAGTATAAAGAAAGCCCTCACATAATGCAAGGGCTTTTTGAAATTATTTTACACCTAATTTTACTCTTCTAATGTTAAACCATTTTAAAGCCTTTTCTAAATCATTAAAAAAGTCTATTTCAATCATCTCACCCTCTTTACACAACTCTACAAAATAAGGCTTATTTTCTGAGCCGTCATTGCCTAATTTATAACTATGAGCTGTTAAACTTTGTTCAGTTTCTAATAGTGTTATCATTTGTTCACCTTTTCATTAACTGGATTTATTGCCTCGAACAATTGAAAGACTACACTATCATATAAGAATGTAAAGAACAAAATGTAATAAGCATAGAAGTTTTTAGAATAGTGAAAGTTTTACATTTATATTCATTTGTGTTTTAATCAAAAAATAATTTAAGAGTAACGGATAACTACAATGTATTTACTAGAAAAGAAAATTTTTGTTAATTCGGATAAAGGTAAAGCTCAAATTGTTGACGTGTTTTTAAATAACACATTATACGATCAAACATCAGGTAAAACAGCGTGTGAGGTACACTACACTGCAATAAAAGAGGTTGGAGTCCTAAATAAAAGTTTTGATAAAATAGAGTTTTTTACTTATGTGGGTTATTGGGAGATAAATTTCATAAAAAATTGTTTGACATAGTGAGAATGCTTGTGTAGATTGCATGGCTTACAATGATGCATTAATAAATAAAGGTTTAAGATTATGGAATTAAAAGGTTTTGATAACAAAATATTAGTAGCTAAAAAAGAATGTGGTTTTTCACTTTACATGGTGCAATGGGGTAAATTGTGGCGTTATGCTTTGAATACGGCAGATGACGTGTCGAATTTTCACACGGTAGGGGACATTTACGACAACAAAACACACTATATAACTAACGCTTATGATTACGCATTAAGACAAGGTTTTTCAGATAAAGAGGTATTGGAAAAATACCCGCGTAAAATCAGTCTAATGCTAGATAGCAATGAAGCAGTAGCTTTAAATACTGCCAAGTTTTTAATATCTAATAGTTCGAGTGACCACGCGGACCAATGTTTGTTGTATTTAAATAAGATTATAGATAGAATAAACATTGACAACTAAAAACACATAGTTTATGGTTAACACTCAATCAATAAATAAGGTTTTAAAAATGAATAAACTTATAGATTTTACCTCAATTCGTCAAAACTTCGATTCTACTTTACTTGCACAAATGATAGAAGGCTTTACAGTTGCTTTAATCTGGCAAGATGAAGAGCTTGATCAATATTCTGATAAAAAAGTTAGTTATCATGCGAAGGAAAAGATTGAAAATGTTTGTAGAACTTTTTACACTTTTTGCCTATCTGATGACATCCTTTTAAACGAACTTGTAAATCATGATGGGGGTAGTACAGGGCACAATCTGGCTTTACAGATGTTAGGGCATGGTGTAGTATTCTGGGAAAATGAAAACACTAAATTACTTGATCAATTACTTGCCCTATTGTTAGATAAAAAAGTTGTAAAACCTTTTCGTTTATTCTACTGTGACCAATGGGATCACCTAGAATGGGACAGCATTTAATGAAACTTGAAAAAATTTTAAACATACTGCTTTACATTGGTTTTGTCTGTGGTATGGTTATGACTCTTCACTTAGTTTTAAAAACTATTTGAAAATAAACCCTAAAAACCTATTGACAGTGTGAAAACTATAAAGTAACCTTTGCACTGTCATCTCAACAAACAAATTTAATTTTTAAAAAGGTAACAAATTATGTACCCAGCGGATTTAAAAGCAGACCAATTTTTTAAAAGTATCATTTTACAAGTTTGCGATAATGAAAGTTACAATGATCAAGTGTTAACAACTGAAGCGGAAAAAATTCAGTTCCTTAAAGATACGTTTTACAGTGAACTTGGTTGGAGTGTTGAACGTGTAGGGTTACGCCAAGCTTGTCAAAATTGGCTTCAGGGGCTTGCATCCGCTTGTACAGTACCGTTTTACAATGGTGAAATAATAGAGCTATACGAGGCCAGCTTAGGACGTAAGTTATTAGAGCGTGAAGAAGATAGAATTTTATTTTCTGATACGCACAGCTACTGGTACTATATGGGATTGACTCTTGCGGGAATGTTTAAAAATAATTAAATAAACAGTTGACGCGGTTAAAAGATTAATGTTACAGTTGCCGCGTCTTTTACCAAAACTTAAATTTTAAAGGTTACAAAATGAAAACTTTTCACGGCTACAAAAACACAACTTCTCACGCGGGTTCACCTAGCCAGCATACGATTGATGTAAACGAGATCGACTGTATTAAATGCTGGTTTAATTTCTATGGCAACCCTTCTTATGTGTTCCATATGTCTAATGATGACATGTATTATTTAGTTGATGACTACGGCGCAATGAATGGGATAAGTCACCTATCGCGTATATGCGTTAAACGTAAGAAAGACATGTTTTTAAAGTGGGGGGCGTAAAATGTATAATTCAAAAAGCTTTGACCGCAAAAGTGACAGCAAGCCAAGTAAAGCGGAACGTAAACAGATTAAACAGGAACGCAACAAAAGGAAAAGTAAATTTAACAGATATGACATAGCATAGAGGTTTTAACACTAGGCTATTGACTTCTTAAAGGTTGATAGCTTAGAATTAAGATTCTTTATCAATTGGCAATAATGCCACAATGAAACAATGGTGAAAATATGGTTACAATTCTATTTACTAATTGTGCAATAACAGTAAGGTCGGATATAAATGGTTGGACGTATTCCAGTTTAATCAACACCCTTGATAAATTAATAGGTTTAACTGATCTTACTGACCCCGTACTAATGGTAAAGTGTGGCAACATTAAAACATTGACACGTAAGTTAATGGAACAGGGCTTAGTAGTTAACGAACGCCCCAGAAAATGCATTTATTAATAGGATTGTCAAAAGATGAAAACTTTACAAACTGATTTAGATTACATTTAAGAGGCGTAACCAATGTTTAAACTAATCAAAAAGATCAAAGCTGAAAATGAAATAAACGCTATTAAGAAAGAATGTAAAAACAATTGTGATAACCTACGTTTTAAAATGGCGTTGGTAGATACTTTACACTACATGTATTCGGACAATGTAGGGGACTCGATGATCAAGAATAATTTTACCCAGTTGTGCGCTTTTTTAGATGTTGGTGTATATACGTTTATTCACTTAGAAGTGGAGGTTTACTTGCACAGTGACGGTTCAAAAAGTGCAAGGATTATTAGGGAGGAAAAACTTTAAAATAAATTGGTTTTAAGTGTTGACATAGTGAAAAGTATTCTCTAATATTCACTACATCGAGTCAGGGCAATGGTGCAACGGCTCAAATTTTAAAGGTTGATTATTATGTCTTCATTATGTCAAGGTTGTGAACTACAATTCCTCAACGCAAAGCTTTCTTCAGATTTTGGATTAAACCTTTTAAAAAGAAAATTCCCTGATAATTTTGAAGAAATATTAAAGGAGGTAGGTGTCTATACTAAAGGTAAAAACCAAGGTAAATACAGGGGGGCTATTTTTTGGGTAAAATGCGTTAAAGGCGGATGGGACTACGAGTATAAAACAGGTGTCGTACGTCGTGGAAGTTTCGCGTATAAAGTGGTTAAAGATGCTTATGACATTCACTCAACTTGCCTAGTTGATGACGGACACGTAATACACTCTAAAATGATGTGGTAAACCACTGATAGTTGACATACAAAAAGAGTGTCTGTATTGTGGGCACTCAATCAATAAATAAGGTAATGAAAATGTTTAAAACAATTCCAGATTTACAAAAACAACTTGAAACTTTAAATGCTATTGATTTGGAAGCGCTTGAAAATGCCGCTATCGCAATGGAAAAAGCAGGGCTTAATGCTGATGCAATTTGGGAAAAGATAGTAGATACTGAAGAAGAGGAAAGAGATATTGCACTGGCAATGCAAGAAATAAAAGATTCTAACTTTTAATAGTTGACTTTTCTAAATGGGTTCGCTTACACTACGGACTCATTCAAAAAGTTAATTATTTCTAACAGGGTAACAAGTATGAGCAATTCACAACTATTCAAAGAAGCGCATCGGGTAGCACGTAATACAGTAGAGCAAGTTGGAGATTATCAGATCGCTTTCACTCTGGCTTTACGTGAATTGATAGCAGAACAAAGAAAGCCTAAAGAAACTTTTATTCTCAATAAAGGCTTTGAAGGTGAGATTATTCTTATGTTACTGGTATTCGCTTGTATGATTGTTGCGGCTGTAGTAGGTGTAACGGTATCGCCTTTTCACATGGTAGCGGTTTTAATTGTTGGTATTATGGGTTCTTTTGTTATCACTGGTATTATGTGGGCAGGTTATATGATTCATGTGTATTTTATGAAAAGCTTATACAACGTTACTTTTGAAACATGTTATGAAGTATGGCTACAAGCTAAGTAATGTGGTATTTAAAAGCCTTGTAACGCTCTACAGGGCTTTATATTACAAAAGTAGTACCATTATACTAAATCACCCTGTTAACGCCTTACAATGGCTTATAGGGCGTTAGAATTATTTTAAATTATTTTCTTTTATAGCTTGTAATCTGTGAAAGAATGTCTATACTATAGAGTATCGGTTGATTAATAGTAATCAATCATTAATTAGTAAATAAGGTTTATATTATGGGTATGACAACAAAGCAACTAATTCAAGTCCTGAATATGGCTGAAAAGAAAATAAATGGGGCGCTGTCATTAGATAAAGAGGTAATAACTTACAAGTTAGATATAGAAAATAAGAAGGTTATCGTACAAAAGATTGAACTCGTTTACAAAGATGTGATCAGATGTGGGCACATTGGAAGCGGAAGACAATGGAAAACTAAATCATGGGTGAAAGATGAGAATACACGGTCTACAATTTTCGAAGGTACTGCAAAAGATACTATTGCTTTTCTGGCAGACTACCAACGAAAAGTTTTAAAGAAAGTGGATGTAAATGCTAAAAAAGATGATGACGATTTTTTAGGTCATTTTGGCTTCTAAAAGAAACACTATGCGCTCTACGGGGCGCTATTCCAGCCAGTTAAGTACAACGTATAAATTATTTTGTTTTAATACTTGTAATCTGTAAAAATGTCTCTATACTTGTAAACAAGTCGAGGCAATACAGCAACGGCAAATTTTAGTAAGGTTAATCACATGAAACTACACATTGAATCACAAGGTAACAATTCTCACTTAGGCGGCATCCTGTTTAAAAACACATCTGAAGAAAAAGCTAATGTAATCGTAGATAAATTTGTTGATTACTTAAATGATGAAGGTGTAGACGCTTATAACGATTGTATCTGTGATATAGAAACTGATAATAGTTTTTGGTTATCGTTTTCTGTAGATAGGCAAGATGCTACACAGGCAGAGCTTAGGAAGTATTGGTCTACATTTAAAAAATCACTGTAGTAATAACACTCTAAAACAAAGCCCCTTCTACAGGGGCTTTTTTATTGCTTGCAATAAGAGGGCATCTTTAAAGATTCCATCTACTAAGATTAAACACCACCGTATAGCGGCATAGGAGCCCCGCTACGGCTTTAAAAACTTATCCCTAACACAATGTACACCTTAACGTTTAAAACGTTACTACGGGCTTTATACAACGTATAAACACTATGTTTGTGTTGTAGTGTTAACCTCTAAAGATTGGTTCTTATTAACGTAGTTAATAGGGTACATCTTATTAATTACATTAATAGATTAAGACCCTAACAATTAATTGTTAAAGTATACCTTTGTAGTTTTGTAACCTTCATACCCTGCTACTATCTGTTAGTTATTTTTTGTTAGCTTGCTAACTGTTTATTACTTCATACGTAAGTATATAGATTGTCCCTTATCAACTAGTTGATAGATTGTGCCCTACTAACCCTGCTACTACTTACCAGTTATTTTGCCCGAAGTGGCAACCAATTCCACCCTCCCCCTTGCAAGTACCTTGCCAACTTTGTACCTCTAAAGTATTGCCCCCTAATAACTACGTTATTAAAAAATATCCTTTTATATATATTAAACTAGAAATTCTCTATTAGAAGGTGTCAAAAAGGTATCATTTGCTACCTTAAATAATTATTCACTAATAATGCATAAGTATTCCTAGCATTAATCATACCAACTTTTTGCACACTAATGGTGCAATTTTCCAATTTATAGAGTTCTCCTAAAAGATGACCTACGGCATAGGGTAGTACCTAAATGAGCTTAGAATGCCATACAGGAGCTTTTAGAAGGGGTCACACTATTGGCATATACCTTGCTTAAAGAAATATATGGCATGAAGTATGCTATAGCAAGTACCTTGCCAGAGTGTCACATTTTGAAAGATTATTCTTTTATATGTATATAAGAAGAAAAAGGTATCATCAGGGTGTCAAAAAGGTGTCATTTTCAGAGAGGAATAATTATGAGGATATATTGCATATTCATGCAAGGGTTCAAAGTTGCACAGGTATGCATGTTAAGCGGGTAATTATTCATATTACTTTTTGTTAGGTTGTTATTCTACATAGATATTTTACTTTTATGAGAAAGTGTGGTATGGGAGAGTGGTCTAGGTTCAACACCCAATCTAAAGAACCTCAATCACATGAACCTACATATTTGGTAGATTTAAACTTAGTAAAGGGGTTAATTTAGTAAAGGGTATATTTTGGAGAAAATAAATATAAGAAAAATACTTCTTTGGTAGGATATTTTATATGAAGGATATTTCTAAGAAAGGGTATATATTTCAAAGGTATACACTAAGAAAGGGGATATTTTAAGAAAGGTAGATATTTTATAAGGTATTGTTTTGTAAGGAAATGTATATTTTGGTAGTTATTTGGTGTTTTTAGTAGGTTTTATGAAGATACTGTCGTGGTAAGGTATCTAGGAGGGTAGATAATGCTGTAGGACGCTCTGTAAGGGCCTCTGGGAGGAGTTCTCTATAAAGTTACCCTGTTGGGTAGGGTGATACTAAAAAGCTCCCTAAATTGATTAGAGAGCTTCTCAGAGAGAGGGAGGGTTTCTTATGAGGGAAGTGGTATTAGAGGGTAACACTATCATATTCAAAAGAGGTGTACTTATCACATTTACTAGCTGCCCTTATTGCGTCTTCCGAAGGTACTCCTGCTTTTATAGCTCCGTATGCGTAGTTACCTCCTGAACCAAAAGTTATGAAATTATCTGTACCTTGTATTAATTGTAAATCCCATTTAGGGGAATTCCAAAAGTGTTTTCCTTTCTGTGCATCATAGAGTTCTACAAAGAGTCCTTCTCCCTTACGTCTCACTACTGCTATAGTAACGTCTTCTTCCTTAGGAGGAGGTATGTAACCTTTATACTCGTAGTGTTCTACTAATCGTAAAATCTCACTTCTATTACCTGCCCCTGCTAAAACTACATCACCTATTCTGTGTATCTTGTCATTACTTTGTATAGCAAAAGATTCCTCATTAATGGGGATATTGTCTGAAAGCATGTACCTTATAGGAGATACTTCCTTATAGAATGTTTGTGTAGTCTGTTTATCTGCTAAGACTTTTCTTTCTTTAAAATCTATGATTACTGTTGTCACTCTACTTCCTCCCTAAGACTATCCTCAAGTATCTCCTCTAAACTCCCTCCTCCATTGTAGTGCATCGTGTGGAAGTAATAAGTATCACTGGTGGAGTACGGACATTTTTCTATCTCTACAAAATAACTACAATCTTCCTCTGATTCTACTTCATATTCTACACTGTAGTACTTATCATTTAGTCTCATGTAACCTGTGTTATACAGATCGTTTAGGTCTAAACCAAGGTTTAATAACTGTAAAGCAGTTACCTCTCTTAGTGTACCTTTATTTCTTTCCACTGTGCTCATAATTATTCTCCTGTCTTAAAATTTATCTCTGTACTATATACATCCCCTAGTTTGTAAGAGGAATGCTTCTCAAACGTAATACTACAAACATTTTCAAGTTCTTTCTTAAAGAGTTGGAAAGTGTTTTCATTGCAATATATTTTATTTCCTGCCACTATAGTCTTGTCATCTTGTAAAAGCTGTCGATACTCTTCTACCTCTTTATATTTGTTGAAAGGGTTGAAAAAGAAGAGTTCATCTTTACTAACAGACAATCTCTCTTTCCATGTACGTAATACTTTCTTTCTTACAGTAGTGGGAGGGATACAATGTATCTCACAACCTCCGAATATTAAAGGTACTTCTGTCATAATCACTCTCCCCACATCTTATCATAAAGAGATGTCTCTCTATCTATATACATATTACTATCCTCTGTAAGTTCCTCTAACAAGGCTTTACTATTCTTTATCTGTGACAGCACATGTTCGATAGAACGCTCTTTATCACGTATCTCTCTTTGTAGGACTCTCTTCATTTTATTAAGATTCTTCTTAGCCCCTTTACGAACGTAGAAGTTACCACTACTACTGTTAGGATGGTTAAGGTCTACACAATCCTCATCTAAGTAGTATGCCCTTTGTCTAGGGTCTGCTTTTATTAAGTCACTCATGTTACCTACATAGGTGAGGTCTAACATATCTAGGGCTTTCTCTTTAGAGAAGAACTCATTATTACTTGAGTTTGACCAGTATGTATCTACAAGGTGGTCCTCATTAACAATACCTATACGACTACGACACCAGTAGAGTGTACCAGACCTTACTTCATGTTGTCTCTTGTCATATTCATTATCATTCCAAGACCACCAGTATATGTCACCGTTGTTCCAACTAATCATTAATATCCTCCCCTTTAACTATCTCCCTAGTAAGCCTGTCTAACATAGTGTTTGCTAATACATGGGATTCCATACCATGTTCTAAATAAGGTTCAAGGCTATTGGGATAACTAGTACCATACTTAATATTATTATGAATGACTTCTACCCAAGATTCAACCCCATTACTGTATTCCTCTGCATTAGGAAACACCTTCTTAATGTGATTGAGGATTTCCTGCTTGTACATGTGAATGTCTAAGATTGTTGCCATTAATACCCCCTCTTACGTCTTTCCATTTCATATTCTTCTTGTTGTTTTACTCGCTTATTACGATAATCCCTTAACCCCTCATCAACATGTGATAGAAAATTATCTGCGTAGTATTTATCTACTCTAATAGCGTCTTTTTTAGTTGCCAGATGGCAGAATACATTTCCATATTCATTTACGTATACATTTGTGACTTGAATGAGGTTTATGACTTTAGCTTCTCCCACTCTACAAAACATATATAAACTCATAACACCTCCACTTCTTTAATCATTAAATGCGCAACTCCTTTACCAGCAAGTTCGTTGTGTAGTCCCTCTTGATAGTGCATAACTAACTGACCTGCATCATCGAAGCTATGATAACGTTCTACTAGTTTATCCTCACTCTCAGATACACATACTAAATACTCCCACTCATAGTGGTCATAACTATAACTAAATAAACCTTTCATATTCTAACCCCTCCAAATGTTATTCTCACCAACATCAATACCTTTAAGCTTATACACCTCATCTTGAAGTTGTTCTATACGTAAATCTTTAGATTCTAAAGCCCTCTCAAGCTCCTCTATACGCATCTTAGCTTGTATTGATGCTCCTACCTCAATCATCTTCTTTCTAAATGCTTGTAGAGGGGTACTGCCATTCCATGAACAACCTATACTGCCATGACAGAAGTTATCTTGCGTGTATCCCTCAAACACTTGTTGCATTACATACTCGATCACTTCATCTCTACATGCTAAGGCTTCATAGAACGCTAACACTTCCTCTCTCGACATAGGGTAGAATAGTTCGTGAGGGTCGTCAATAGTTATTGTTACTTTTGCGTCATGTATTTTCACCAGTCTTCTCCTCTTTATGGTATAAAGTAATCAATCCTAGAGTAACAGCTTTCCATAATTTACTCTTTTGCATCTTCCTATTGTGTTGTACAGGTTTTACAGGAAATCCTTTCATAATTAATCCTCCTCTTCAGGTGGCTCGGGTAATGGCATCCAGTGTGTAATAAAACTATTAGAGTTGTTCCACTTATTGCCATACCAAGTTGCTGTGTAAATAGTGTTGTAGTGGCTGTAAGGATTGTAGACTGTGTAGTCTTTGGATTCTTCAGGCAATTTATCTTTAACACTAATCCATTTCATTTTGATTGTTCCTCTTTAAGTTCCTTCCAATTATTACCCTCTTTATATGACAGATATTGGTAGTTGCCATCCTCATCTGCAATACTGTAAGAGAAGTTGCACCTACCTACACTATGAGATCTAAAGGTAAGACTAAAGAATGTCTTAAATATAAACCACAGAATCTTTCTTCTACTTGGGTAAGTTGTCATCGCCTTGATCCTTGCGTAGTTGCATGCCAAAAGCGCAGATTGCTTCACCCACAGCACCAAAAGAGTAGTCACCTTTAAAATCATATTCGTTTAAAAGGAAGTGGTTTAGGGCATCCACCGCTTTAATTTGCTGCTCTAGGGCGAATTTGTTTAGTAACTGTTTTGTCTCGTCGCAAACTTCACTCCAACCCTCAACAAAGCCAACACCGTCTACGTATCCAGTTTCGTCAGCGTGGGTTATGGCAACAATAAGTAGTTCCAACTCCTTAACACGCTCATTAGCCTTTGCTAGTTGTTCTGTTATCTGCTCAATTTCCTCTCTCATACAGAGAGTATCTTCATGCAGGTTATATATGACGCAGGTGTATGAGTCCGTAGCAGCTATATCCATAATGTCTTCTTCACTTTTCCCGTCACTCCAGTATGTTTTATTGTCCATTCTCTTTCTCCCATCTCTTAATCGTTGATAAACTAACCCCTAGCATATCAGCCACTACCTTCTGTGTAAAGTTTTTACTACGTAGTAGTTTAGCTTTCTCTTTATTAGGGAGTTCTTCCATGCCAGTGATTTCTTTAAGTGTAGATATGTCACTACTCTGTAACTCTACCTTACCTTCTAAGTATATGCTATTGTTTTCTAGGATGTCAACCTTTTCTTCTAACCCTGTCAAAGTTTCGTGAAGAGTGACTCCTTTAGAGAGTTCATTGAGTTGATTATTGAGTGTAGAGGCTTTCTTGAGGGCTGTTCTGGGCAATGTACCTTTCTTAGACATGTCTTTTTGTTTATTGTGTAGCTCAGTGTGCTCTTCTTGAGATATACCCTTAGAGAGCCTCACAGGGGCGATATCATCGAAGTGTTTCACTACATCCTTACTATAATAATACCCTCTACTAGCCATATCTCTAATATCCTCCACTTTCTCTCCGTGAATAGGTGCAATTTCTGTGTAGGCATCAATAGGTTTACCCCCTTGCCCTAAGATATAGGCGTAGGCACTCTTAGCTAAGTCTAATGTGATGTACCTCTTAGGTTCGTACCCTTCCTTAGATTGTTCTACTGCTTGTACACGTTTCCTATTAACCTTAGCTTGAGCTTCAATGTCATTCCTTGTGTAGAATCCATAGTGTATCATTAACTCTGTGAATTTATCTCCTATGATTTTCATTCTAAGGGAGTGGTCTATGTCCGTAGATACAAGGGAACATGCTTCTTTGTATATGTCGTCTGATGTTTTGTCTGTCACATTATTACCTTTAAGTTTTTAAAGTTTACTAAAAGAGTTTTCCAACCTAAGCCTGTTTGTACTTTTACTTGAACCCTTTTATCACTACTAAGTGGGTGGGAGACTACGTAACAAACAGGAATACAAGACAGTCCTTTGTATTTACCAGTTAACAGTGTTACTCTTTTACTCACATTAAATATGTCTGTCACCATGACCTCCCATGTATGCACACTTTACCTTCGGTAATCTTTCTTTTCCCATACTCAATACTTTCAATCTCATGGGAGAATGTCCCATTACGAGTACCTTTAACAATTACAATATCCGTAGGTTTAAATTTAGATAAAGCTTCTATTAGTTCTTCTACTGTGTACTCTCTGCTCACTTATTAATCTCCTTCCAAGTTTGTCTTAGTACATCCTCATAGCCTTCTAGGTACATATTTATACAAGGTATGCCATTTTTTCGTGCCAACTCTACCGCAGTACGCGTTCCTCCTGATACACCACTCTGGGTTTCCTTTGCGTAGAATATGATTAGCTTACTAGGGGTCTTTAAATCGCTACCCAAAACTTGGTATACATTCCTTGCATGTAACGCTTTAGTACCTCTACTGCACTTATCCCATGCAGGGTGAATTTCAGACGCTATACTTTGTGCCTCTTCCCATGTGTCAAATACTGAGGAGATTATGGGGTTATCTGAATGTTTGGCAAACCCTTTCCAAGGGATGTATATGTCACAAGATTTTCCTAGTAACACTCCTCTCTCAAAAGCTCTGTCTGCACCTTCTGCACCCCCTGAACGTAATACCCAATCTATCTCAGACAGGAAGCCTGCGTACTTAGTCATTCTACCTAAGATATGGGCAGGGGTCTGCCTACTACCTATTCCTGTGTAGTAATTTGTCACTCTATTACCTCCTTAATAATAAACGTCTCATAAGGGTCTAAGCTAAATTGATTCTCTAAAGTAACTACCTTGTACTCAGCATCCTCTAAGGAGTCATACTCTTCTACAAATTTGTCTTGTGTGTAAAGCGATTTACACCACACTTCGTATTTAGTCATATAAATTCCCCATTCTCGTCTTTAGGTTCATAAAATCCATAAGACCAATAATCCCTATGTCCACAATTGGTGCAGTAGGTTTCTATCTCACTAGGATGTCCTTCAACAGAATCTATTACCTTACAGTCATTTTGACCTTCGCAGAGAGGGCATATATGTTCATTGTCGTAACTAACAGCAGACAGTTTCATACTTTATCCTCCTCTAATGGATGTTTCAAACCTGTAATTCCTATCTTAGCACGTTCTATTGAAATAGCATCTGCCACAAAATCACATGATTGCCAATCTCTCATTTCCATACACTGTATGTATACCTCTTTTAGTTCCTCTATACGTTTTAGTATCTTACTTTCATTTTCCTTTTGCATGTAGTACGTCATAGTACCTCCTCCAAAACTAGCCCTCTGCGATTGCAAGCTTCTTTAAGTTCCTCTAATGTAAAACCCTCATAAGGGTTGAAATCTGGCAAGGATTGCACCTCACCATCTACAATGTCGTCAAGAAGTATTTGTGAGTACAGGTCGAACATATCCAAGGCACTTCCATTCTGACTCCACCCTACCGCATTGTAGCACTCAAAGAGTACCCCACTACAACAAGGGCAATCTTCATGTCCGTCATACCAAGAATCATCTGTGTATTTGTACACTTTCATAATTCATCTCCTCCCATACGGTGAAGTCTCTAATATTAGCCCATTCCTTAGCTTCCTCCGCTTTAATACGCAGGCTTTCAGAAATAGTGTAGTCTTTGTTAGTGTCAAGCCATAAAATGTATTCAGGGTCTAAGTCAGCCACTTCTCCGCAGGTTTTACCTTTATGTTTGCCAAAGTGCAACAGAGAATATTCATTTAAATGTGTTTGTCTTTTAAATTTCTTGAAAGCCATTGTATTCTCCTTATTTTAAAGATTCAGAATAAGCTTTTAGTGCATTTACTGTTTCCTTTAAAGAGGTAGATGCTCTTACAATATTTGCCCCTGTTTCATCCCATGCAATATATAAGTACACTTCACCTAACGCAGCATTTACCTCAATAGGTATTACTGTTATATGCTTATCCATCCAACTGTCGTAACCTCTAAAATCATTTAGTTTCATTTCGCAAACTCCTATAAAATTGTTTAACATCTTTATGTACAATAACGTCATCATACGTAGGCTCTTTTACAAATGCAATACTTTTTAAATCCTTCACTCTGGAGAGAGCTACATAAAGTTGTCCATGTGAAAAGCAGCCCCTCCCTATATCAATAGCAACATTATTCAAAGTTTGCCCTTGACTAACATGTACAGACTGCGCATAAGCTAATTCTAAAGGTATTTGTGTAAACTTACTAACGACTTCCTTCTCTAAGTTGCCAAGCTTGTTACGATAGTTATATTTTTCCCATGTGTTAGGCAGCACTGTAACTTCCCTACCACTCTGCTTCTTAACACGTACCATGACGTTATCTACATAAGTGACGATCCCCTTTTCCCCATTGACGTACTCCCCGTTCTCATCGTTAGCCTTGAACATTACCCTCGCTCCTTCTCGGAGTTCCACCTTATGCCCTACCGTAGAGTCAGTCCACTTATCTTCTGTCAATACATCCTCAATACGCGCTTGATAGGTGAATATAGGAGTCTCTAACCTTTTAAAGTATTTCCTGTTGTACTTCCTCACGTCTGCCTTGTAGTTACATAACACAGTAACATCCTCATTAGGTACGTAAGGCGTGGACTCTTTAATTATTGTATCAAGTGCAAATTTGTAATTTTTATCTTTTTGACGAATACTTGAGAGCATTTTAGCTTGTCTTTCATCTTGCTGCCTAAATACTTTAGTAAGCTCTACTAGCTCAAACTGAAAAGCCTCACTCTTAAAACAGAAAGGGGATGAATATTCACTGTAATAGGCTTCTTCCTCATAAGACGTGATTACGGGGTCGATCTGGAAGAAGTCCCCAACGACGATCATCTGTAGACCACCAAAAATTTTTTTATTGCCCCTAATCATTTGCAATTTGGAATTTATGAGTTCAAACATGTCCATACGTAGGCAACTGATTTCATCTATTACTATACGTTTTGCAGGGGAATACACTCCAAACAAGTCTTTAGCCTTACGTGAAGCACTCATGAAGTCCTGTGCGGTAGGTACGCCTAGTGGGAGTCCAAACGTCCTATGGCATGTAGCCCCTTTAATGTTTAACGCAGCTATACCTGTGGGGGCACACAAAATTGTATTAGGGTCTAATATATGATCTATCACTACCGACTTTCCACAACCTGCCTCAGCAGTTAATAATACGTTCTTCCCCTCCCTAATTTTACTTAATGCCAACTCTTGTTCTTGTGAAAGTGTAATCCCCACAATATCCTCCTTACAACTGTTTATCTTTATTAAATACTCCTTTCCAGAAGTAATCCCACTTATCCTTCACTATGTAATACGCGCCTACACAATTACCTACAATACAAGCTAAGAATATAACTCCTACAACACACCACACTACATTGTCCATTATAACTCATCCTCAAAATTCATAATAAACTCATCAATTTCATCAAAAATATGCTGTTCCTTAGGAGTAAGGTTATCATAGTCCATGTGTTCCATCAACCTCTCCCTTAACTTGTTTAATATTACTCTAGCTTTATTCTTGTTCATAAGTTTTTCTCTATTAGGGTGTTAACTTTGTCAATGTTATCTACAATCCAATCCCTTGCAAAATCAGTTTCCTCTGTCATCCACTCATAAACAGTGTCTATATTCCATTGTTTGAAACAAGGGTAATATTTAACTAAGGCATTTGCATGTTGCAATCTTTTAAGGTGTTGTTCCTCTGGAGGGTAAAATTGCACAGTAATTTCATGTCCAAGGATTTCCATCTCACGTTCTTTATGTTCATCTCCTATTAATAGTTTAAATAGATTAATAAGGTTGTGTTTAAACGTAGATTCATAATACTCTTGAGCGATAACTCCGTGAAGGTTCTCTTGGTCAGGGTCTGCCTTGATACGAAACACTGTATTACGTGCTGTAACTCCTTCTGGGAGGTCTTTAGTGAATTTTAATACAGGACAAAAGACTCTTACTAAAATGTACCCTAGCCCCCATGTAGAAAACCCTACGAGGTATCCTAACTCTTGTTCAGTCATTAGTAGGCATCCTCTTTTAAATCTTTAATCTCGTCCTTCAATTCCTCAATTTCTTGTTCAAGTTCGTCTATCTTATTTTGTAGTTCTTCTTCTTTTTCCTCTTTAGCTTCGTCAATCTGGTCATCGATAAACTGTTGTAGTTCGTAAACTAAATCACTTACATCTGTAAAACGGTATGTTGGCATATTGTCTCCTTAAAAGAGAGAGGGCTTTCGCCCTCTATAAATAATTATTCGTAGAAAGTTACTACACGTTCTTTAGGGAAAACCTCGTAGATATCTTCCATATCAAGATTTTCGTAACCCACGTAGCTGTAGTAGCTGTAGTAGTTGTAGTCTACACGATAGTATCTACCTTTCCAAGAGAACACAGCGTAACAATCTTCCGACCCACCTTCACCTCCCCCGTCTTGAGTGATATGCTTCGCATCTTTTGGTAGGCCACCCCAATTATCTACTAGGTTTTCAACAAACAACTCGTTTAAGTCCATATCCTCTGAAAAATATTCTAAACCTTCTGCAACACCTGCATCTGCAATTTCCTGTAACAATGCTTTTGCTTTTTCTTCACCTAAAAATTTACTCATATATTTCTCCTCTAAATTTAACAGTTTTACTACTTTATAAAAATCCTCTTTACGAGGTCTTACAAAATGTTCTAAGTTTAAGACAATAAAATCGGTAGCCCATCCCTTAGTCAAATTTGTAATCGTTTTCTGTAGGGCAAGTGAATATGCTTTCATCCAAGTCATACCTCTATCAAACCAGTATTGTTTAAGATACCAACGTTCTAAAGCGATAGCGGTTATTTCCTCTCTGAACATACTTACTTGTTCTACAAAATCTAGTTTATCAAACTTACTCTTATCAATCAACACCTGTTTACCATCTTTCAAACATTTCGTATAAGTAGGTGGTTTTGGGTGTGTGATTAACTCATGGAGTAAGTCATGGTCGTACTCATATTCTACAAAGTCATTAAAGAACATTTCTTTAGACTTGTCAAGATTTAAAAATGATTTATCCCCTAAATCTTCTTTCCACCAGTCTACTAATGATAGGTATAATGGGTAAATCAGTTTACAACCTTTCTCTTTTAAGATAAGAATATCTTTTTTATGTTTCTGCCACGAAGGATTACTCCAACCTAAATGAGAACACTTAATGGTGTATACCATATCAGGGGTAGCGTAAGGTGTAGTAGATGTTATGTATTTACACATAATCTTGTATGTAACGTCATTTATAGGTACAATATCATAACCTTTTTTAATAGCCAAATTCATATTGTCAGAATCTTCTGTTATCATTACGTCTACGTCTTTACTCTGCCTTAATACGACACCATGTTTAGCTAGTGCTGCTGTACCTATAATTATCATACACTTTTCCCTCAGTTAATCGGCTTCTGGTTCATATCCTCGTTCATATCCCTAGCTACGTCCCAATACACATTACCTTTCCTATCTACAAATACATCAAAAGATTGTGCCTCAAAAGGATTAGCTGGATTCATAATATCATACCTGTAGAGGCTGTCAAATCTTTTTGTACCTAATTGTCTAATTTGTACTGCCACTTGTTGCCCTGTCTTAGAGGCTATGTCATTTTGTAGGGAATACCTCATGGAGATTAATTTGTCTTGCATGTTATTGTCCATAGGGCACTTTAACCTCACCGATCTCCCTGAAAGAATTATAGAATCTTTCTACATTATCTCCTATGTAAGTTACTACACTCCCCTTAGTGACTCCCTTCTTAACTGTACCGTCTGGAAGTCTGTAATTTGTACGCTTGTACAAGAAACATTGAGGGAACTTTAGTGCCTTTCTAAACCAACCTTCGCTTGTGCTTGCGTATGTTATTAAACATATTTGATCAGCATTACCTAATTCATATTCCTTAATAGCTTTAGGAAAAATCAGAGGGTTGTTTACTCTACTGAAAGGGTGGTTTACAAATATGTTCCCGTACCAATTCATACTGAAACCGTCATCCTCTTCTGTAAATATCGTATCAGCCTTTACTGTCTTGTTAGCAATTTCACTGCTGAAAGGGTCTAAGTGTATACCTCCCATCGCCAACCTTGCCCTTTCTACAATATCACTTGGTGTATAGTATTCAAAGTTACCACTGTCTGCATTGATCAGTTGTGAGTTATTCTTTTTCAATAGAAGTCTCCCTCATATAAATCTCTTTCATCTTGTCCCTAATCCCCATTCCCCTTGTAAGAGCATTCTCGTACCAAGGGTTAAAATTCTCTACAAGGGAAGCTTGCCCAGAGGCAGTATATACATAACCTCTCGTCCCTACAATAGCTATGTTATTCTCTTCCATATGTTTCAACACCGCGATAAGTCCTTTACGGCAAGTCTTGGCTTGAATCTGGTCGTAGTATGCTTGTGTAATTTCTTCGCTTACAGGGTTCAGCATATAGGAGCACTCCTCCATACGATACCCTTCCTTATCAGGAGTACCTCCCCAAACAAGTTTAACATCGTCAGTCAGTAAGTCTAAAGGTCTATGTTCGTTAACCATTTTTATTCTCCTCTGTGTCGATAATAATTTTATCAAAGCTTGCCCACAACCTATCTTGGCTACCAAAACCTCCTGTACACTGGTATACACTCCCTGACCAAGATAAATCCTTTTCCATCATCATATTGAGGTAGAACATGTCATTAAGGTCTTCTTCCCAATTATCTTCTAAGTCTTTTAAGAGTTTACCTACCTCAGACATCTTAATCTCGGATAGTGTAAGCTGTCCATGACCATTGTGGAACTGTGTCTGATTTAGCACTTGTTTCCATAAGGGGGTAGGTTCTTGATAGATACCTTCTTCTAGGATTTTTAACTTCCTATCTATCTCTGCTAGATGCTCGTCTACCTGCTTTCTTAGATAGAGTACGTCTTCAGCTAAGTCTTGTCTTGTAGTATCTGCCATCATAATTCAATCTCCTCAATCTTAAGTACATGACAAGGGAAGTCATCCTCTAAGTCTAATGGAAAGAATTTAATTTCACAAGTATCTTCTTCAAAATGTTTCTCTTGTCTCATTCGAGACATAAACCACTCCTCCTCCTCTGGGTCGTCAAAGTTGCACCATAGGTCATCGTCAACTTCTATTAGTATTTCTGCTTTAAGATATTTAGTCATCCTTGTTGCTCCTCTATTAATTGATCAAAAGTTATAGGCTTGTAGTTAGTGTGTTCTACACAGGCATTCAGATACTCCCAGTCTTCTACGTATGGCTCAGGGACAAGATAATCTACCATAACTTTTTTACTATGTATGTGGCCATGTACGCATCCTAGCCTACCTCTCATCTCCTGAGGGTGAATAGGGCAGTGACTTATCCAATATTTACGTTTACTAGTAAGAGCTACTACGTCATCATATACATCTACTAAGTGTTTCATCTTGATACCACGTTCTGTGTCATGATTTCCACATACTAGCAGTTTATGACGACAATTAATACTCTTAATTTTCTCTAACCATCCAAATGTAAAAGCTACATCACCTAATAGATATAGAGTATCCCTCTTACGAATATTTGTAGCTAAGTTCTCAAATATAGTATTGTCGTGTTCCTCTGGCGTAGAAAACTGTGACCTATACTTGCAAATATTCTTATGCCCAAGGTGAAGGTCCGACATTAACATTAGCCTACTCATTCATCCAATTCCTTCAATAGTGCGTCTGCTGCGGCTACAGCTTCTTTTGCAATCCCTCCGATAGAAAGGTGTCTTTGCGTACCTACTAAGCCCTGTATTGCCATAGCTGCAAAGTATTCTCTCTTGGATAGCCCGTGTTGATTAACCACCGCGTAGTTGTGCGGGAAAGCTGATAAGTTGTCGCTCATTTTTCTTCTCCTCATAAAATTAAAGTCTGTAAAGCACCACCTTTTAAAATGATACCTTACAGACTTTGTGTTGTCAACTAATTATTTTATTTTACCATATTTATTTTCATATTTCTCGAAAGCCATCCCCCATGCTTTAGCTTCCTCAGAACGTACACAATATTTCCAATCGTTAAAATCTACTAAAGATACTGGAACTTCAAATTCTTCACTTACTTTAAGTAACAACTGTAATCCACTGTGCGATTTTAAGTCTTGCTGGTTGATATCCCCCGTAATAACAGTAGTTGTATTAGTTCCTTGTCTCCCCACAAGACTCTTAGCTACAGTAGGTTCTAAATCTTCTGCTTCATCTATTAAGATAAATGCATCGTCCCATGATCTGCCTTTAACTTGCTCCAGTACAAGAAGTTCAATCCTTCCGTTCTCTACCATAGCTTCGTAATGCCCGATACCCATACGTTGTTTGAGGTTATCAATGATAGGTAGACACCACGGAGTCATCTTCTCGTCGAAACTGCCTTTTCCGAACCCCACCGACTTACCTTTCCCCTCTGTAGGGCGGGCAATAACAATTTTCTCAATCTTCTTTGATACCAATAAATCTGCTGCAATAATGGAAGGGATGTAGGTTTTAGAACTACCCCACACACCAGTGCATATTGTTATAGGGCTACTCTTTACAGCCTCGATATATTCAGCTTGTTTTTGATTTAGTGGTTGCAGAGGGGGTCTACTGTTATTAGCTGCCAAATCACTTTTCACCTTCTTAGTTTTGTTACGGATAGGTTTGTCTGTCTTAGCTTGTCGATTACACTTTCTCTCAATTGTCATTATTACCTGCCCCCTTCTTCATCTTCACCTACCATCATTGCAACTAACTCTTTCTTAGTCTTCTTAAGTAAGTCTTCTTTAGTAGGTAATCCTTGTGATTGTTCTTCTTGAAATTCCTCTTGTAAGGATTTACGGTATTCAAAGAGCCTCTCTAACCTTTCATGGTGTTCATCGTCATACACGTATAAAGGTTGGCCTTTCAAGACGTCCTCTAACTCTTCCTCTGTAAGGAATCCTGTGTACACTTGTTTATAGAAATCTCTTAATGCAGTGTCATGGTTGTCTACACCACCTTTAATCTCAGGAAGCTTGTCAGGATATTTTCCTAATGTAGATGTGTGTATCATAGTGGTTGAAAAAGGTGAGTACCCTATCTGATCCCCTGCTAGGAGTAATATACTTCCACCAGAAGCCGCTGAATTTTGATTAATAGTTAACACCGTAGCTTCTGTGTGCATTAGAGCATTGTAGACACGAGTAGTCACATCAAATCTCCCCCCGTTACACATCACATTGAGGATAATAACCTCGTCTTGATGAGCTTCCTCGCATACGTCTATCAACTGTTGAAACTGTGACAAATGTTCAATATACTCTGGTGTGTCAAAAACATGCTTATCCCCTAAAGATTGTTTCTTATAACCACATTTTTCAAATTGCATAATTTCACTCATATCCAAAACTCCTTGTTTTAACCAAATGTTCTACTTCCTCTCTAGGAGAGAGTTTACTTGTACCACAATACTCCTCTATATAATAACATGCTTCCTCGTGTGTGTAACCTTCTTCAATCAATATCTTGTACAATTTTATCTCCTGACACCACCACCTCAAAGAATTTACCCTCTAAACATTCCTCTAATGTGACAATTCTAACTGAATCAGGGTAAGTCTTTAATAAACCATTAAGCGTACCCATGTTATAAGCTCCTGTAACGCCCTCAGACAAGAGATTACATTTATAAGTACTACCACTAGCCCCTATGAAAGAAATCGTCTCAGAATCGCATACAGCTCGTTCTATGCCGCTATTCATCCTCCAACTATCACTACTTAAGTAACCTCCTGCCCAAGAACCAAATACTTTGTATATAATTTCATCTTCGTATTTAATCTCTAGGAGGGTAAACTTGTCTGGATTGTATATTGACATTAGAAGTCTCCTTCCAGTAGTTCTGGATTTTCGTAAGTGTTTCCTATGATTTCAAAGTCCCCGTCAAGTAAGGTATATTGCATATTATCATAAATTACACTGTGATAATCTGCCCTTACAATATCCCCCCAGTGTAAGTACAAATCACCCTCATAAAGCTCTACACCGTTTTTGTCTTTGAGTCCAGTGTATTGCATAACACAGGGCATTGGGTCAACCATCCCCTCTGCGACACCTATGTCATCTAAGCCGAAATATTCCATGCCAAGTTTTCCAGTGTATTGTCTAAATTTAATCTCTCTCATAAGTACTCCTCTACATAAATATTATTTTCTCTACGGTGAGCCATCTCTCTACAGAAAGCTACATGCACATAAGGTTCATAGTCTGAAACAGTCCACATGATTAATGATTCTAAATGCCCATCAGAAATATTGCAAAGTTTAATTCTCTGAGGGACATCTAAATAGTTCCCTTCTTTATCAAGGACACGCCCCCATGTGAACTCCTGCCGGTAGTTCTCCCAATCATTGTACATCTTGTCAGCTTCTCTCTGATTTAACCTTACAACGGCTTCTAGCTCGTCATAGGAGGTGTCTAGTGTTACTTGTGCATACTTATTGTATAACGCTAAAAGGTTTCCTGTGTGATGCATTAGTTTTCTCCTCTAATCTCCCTACCTAAGAACATATTCTACCACAGGTTTGTTCCCTGTCAACTGTTTATTTTCAATTATTTTATTTCAAGGGTTTAGGAATTATTTTAGGTTTATTTGAAAATAGGGGTTGACATTGTTTTATTTTCAGGTATAATTGCTCTTGTACGGTAAAGAAATGTTTTTGTGTAAAGTCTTTCGACATTTCGCCTTAGCGGGTCGTTCCACTAGAAAGCGTCAGTGGATAGCAGCAGGACAGAAGACGGTCACTGTAGCCTAATCATCATATTAGGTCAATACACCTCTTAGGGAGTAGTTGCGATAGCCTGTAACGTGCTTAGACGTTATGAAAAGTACTCCTTTCCAGATAACTTAGCAGAGTCTGGCTAACAAGCCCATACCCTAATGTGTATGGTGGAAACCTCAAAATCTTGAACTCAAGAAGATAATCATATCTTTTTATATTCAAATTTTATGATGGCAGAACTAGTCCCTAAGCTTCACGTAAAACCTATTATACGGTTTCCTTTTTAAGGTTGTGTTGCTTAGGACAGTTGTATCCTAAAATTTGAATCTAAGAAGATAATCTATAAAGATACAATCTTTTAAAGATAAGATCTTATAAAGAGACAATCTTTAAAGAGTACTCTTTTAAAAGATATACTCTAACAACTACGTTGTTAAGGTACAATCTACTAATAGTTAGGCAGCGCTACATGGTAATTAATTAAATATAAGGAGAAATGAATGAATAAGGTAAACGATTTAAAGAAGTTAAGTAGGTATGAAATGGTAAACTTCTTTATTGACAGTGGCGTAGAGACTAATGAACAGTTAGCGGAGCTTCTAAATGTGAGTAGACAAAGAGTTCATCAAGTTTTAGTGTCAAAAGGTTTAGAAAAACCATTCTTACACATAAAGGACTACAATAAATATAAAAACAGTCTGTCAAATAATATAAGTTATGAAACAGACGACATTTGGAAACCTCTACCTTTTAACAAAGAGCTTAAAAAGTACTACGAGGTTTCTGATAAAGGTGATGTCAGGCAAGTAGTACATGAATCTTACGGGGTATTCACACACACCTATTGTAAGCCAAAGAATACGTTTGTTACGGCGTACTCTAAAAAGAAGCCTGAAGGGTATATAGGTACAGATTTAGTTTATAAGGACGGGAGTCGTGTTAGGAACTTTGTTCACAGGTTGGTAGCTCAAGCCTTTATCCCTAATCCAGACAGACTACCTTGCGTAAATCATATAGATGGAGACAGCCACAATAATTGTGTGGATAATTTAGAGTGGTGTACTTACAGTGATAATAGTCGACATTATTGGGATTTCATACATGAAAACTCTGATGATAAGAGGTATGAGTATGAATTAACTACTCCCGATAATCAAAAAATTGTAGTACACAATTTACGTAAATGGTGTAGAGAAAATAATATGCAGGAATCTTACCCAAACTTTTTGCAGTGCCTTAAAAGAAAAGGGGGTACTTGTTTAGATGGATGGAAAATAGATTATTTACCAAAATAGTGAAATAGTTCTTGACTTGGCATGTAACAGATGATATAATGCTCTAGAAGACAATGAAAAATCAATAAGTAAACGAGGTTAGATATATGAGATGTGTAAGTTGTAATCGTATGCTAACAGACACTGAACGTATGTCTGTTAAGTATTACATTGACGAAGATACTCCAGAGTTATTAGTTAAGACAGATATTCCAGAGGACATGTGCCACAAGTGTAGAACACTAAGTTCAGTGACAGATACATACACTGAGAAAGATTATGCCTTTGAAGGATTAACCTCTGGGTTGTGCCCTTCAGCAGGGTTTAGTGATAATTATTAAGGAATCATTATGAGTAGAGCAGAAACATTCTTACAGTGTAGTGACTGTTTAGAAAAGCTTAACACTATATGCGATAAGTTAGGCTATGACGATAGCGATAGAGAGATAGTGGCAGAAGTGTTACTGTTCCTTGAGATGGAGAAGCTTAAAGATAAAGCTACGAAGGTTGACTTCGATAAGATTTTTAGAGAGTACAACCAAGATAACCCTTTATGGAGCAGAGACCGTCTTTGGAATAATTATGAAGTGACTTGCTAATCATTTTATTAGATTAGGGTTACGTTTCTAAACTAAATTCTCAATTATAACAATGGTTTAATAAAATCGATTAAAAAAGTTGTTGCAAATCGAAAAACTTGATGTATAATATATACAGACACTATAGAAAACTTAGTGTAAGAAATTTCCCTCTAACGCCACAACGGATTGCACATTTGTAGTCGGGAGAACCTTAGAGGATTCAATTAGGTAGTGTAAAACTTTAATAAGAACTACCTCCTTCCTAAAGACTCTCTCTTAAAGAGTCTCCCTGTTTAGCAGAGTCCATTCCCTCCTTCGGAGGGTAGTGCATAAATCTACCCTAGCTTGTGATGTTTTCCTTCTCCTCCATGCAAGCTGCTCTGCTAACTTTCTTTCTACACAAGAGGAATACGACAATGGCTACTAACCGAGGTGGCAGGCCAAAAGGGTCTAGAAACAAATTAAATGCCTCTGATGAGATTAAGAAAGCTCTCAACAGAGGAACAGGCTTAGTAGAGCTTAAAGAATTCTTATGGGGTATGATGCAAGACCCTAAAGTATCAGAAATGCAAAAGGCAAAGTTTACACAGATGTATCTGGATGTGATGAAGTACATTCACACAGAGAACCTTAAAATAGAGAACCCTAAAGAAGAGGGTACTTCTAAAGAGTCTAAAGAGATTCATAAAGGTGAGAATACAGATAACACTCCTGCAAAGAGTGACAAGGTTGCAAGGTTGTCTTTTGGAAGTAAGTAATTAAATAGAGATTCCTTTTAAGGGGTCTTTTTCAAGAATAATATATTTAGGGCGCAGTCTGCCCGTTAACTTTTATGGGGGTGGATAGAGTGGCTATTCTTTTTAGAGACACATTTACTGAATCGTCTAACACAAACCTAATAGACCATACGCCAGAGCAGGGTGGGCCGTGGGTTTATGAAGCGGGCGTACCAGATAACGCAGCGATAGTCAGAAGCGAAGACGAGCTTAGGCTGAACGGCTCGATAGTTGATGGGTTTTATGTGTACGACGGAACTGCAAATGCTGGCGGGTATATAGCCACCACTCCTGCAAGCTCTCTTGTAACACCAGAAAAATATTGCTGTATACGACTTGTCGATAGTAATAATTTTTTTGGAATAGAGTTTAGAGGTACAGGGTCGAGCGGCGTTGGCTTTGTTAAATCTGTCGGCGGGGTGATAACTGACCTTTACTCAGAAACACCAGAGGCAGGTGCTGTCTATTACTTAGATGATAATGGTAATAGCTTAGTATTTAAAAAAGACAACGGCGCAACAACAACACTTTATACAGAAAACGATTCTGAGTTTTCGACAGAAACTAAAAAGGGTTTTGTTAGTTTGGGGACTGGCAATAGTAACCCGTCAACATACTACGAATCGGGAACGCTAGAAGCGCCCACAGGTGTAACGATTAACTCCCTTTCTGATTACAGCGCAAAGCCTCGCGACGCTAATGGGGATGCCACGTTTACAGTTTCGGGTGGGTGTCCAGACGGAACAAGCGCGATAGAATACAGTTTTGACGAAATAACATGGTTGACACTGGACGCATCGCCGAGCGGGGGTGCTTACAGCGGCACTGTGGTTGTTAATGGGCAGACTGACATTTTTGTGCGCTCGGCAGATGACAACGCATTAACCGCGAGCGTAGTTGGCATTACTTCAGCTATGCCGATTGTTTTGTGGGGTCAATCGAATTGTGATGGACGTGGCATAAACAATCAAGCAGTTGCATCAGGCTCAATCGTACCACTGATGTACAAGAGCGGTGCTGTTACTCAAATGGCAGACCCCACAGGGATTACAGTTGATTCTGCGGGGAGTTTATGGCCTTTGGTTGTTAAATATTTTATTGACCAAGGCATTCCAGTTGTAATGGCTAACGTGGCGCAGGGTGGCAAGACCGTTGCAGAATTCGAGCCGTCAACCTCTCTCTACTCAAGAATATCTGACTTCGCCGCTAACTTCGGCTCGCCAGAATTGGCGATAAGTGTAATAGGTGAAGCCGACAGTGGAGGCACTACAAAAGCCGACTTTAAGACGCGATATTTGAATATCGCCCAAACCATGAACACGGATTACGGCACAGAGACCTATGCCGTTAAGTTTCCTGTAGGAACAGCGACCAACACGACAACGCAAACAGAAATACGTGAAGCCTACGACGAGTTGATAGATGAAAATGCATTTATTAAGTTCGGCGGCGACTTGTCTGTCATTGATATTGACAGTGGTATAGGCCACGACAGCTTACACTTAAAAACAGACTCACATTTATCTGAAGGGGATGTGATAATAAGGTCTGCGTTAGCTGGTATAGTGCCCGATGTGACCAAGCCAGTTATCACACTACTAGGTACTCCATCGGTAGTGATAACAAACGGTAGTAACTATACGGACGCAGGTGCAACGGCGAGCGATAACATTGACGGAGATATTACCTCCAACATTGTCACTGTAAACCCTGTTAATACGAACGTATCTGCAACCTACACGGTCACATACAACGTTACAGATTCGGCAGGTAACGCAGCAGACGAGGTAACTAGAACGGTTACAGTTCAAGACGCTGCGTCAGACAACCAACCACCAACCTCAAACGCAGGTGCAGACCAAACCAACATCGCAGCAGGCGCAACAGTAACGCTAAACGGCACAGGTTCAACAGATTCAGATGGTACAATTGTTAGTTACGCGTGGACACAGACAGCGGGTGACATAGTAACGTTAATTAGTGCAACATCGGCTAGCCCTACGTTCACAGCGCCAACGACAGCTAACGCACAGACGCTAACATTTGAATTAACTGTTACTGATGATGGTGGATTAACTAGTGCACCTGACTCAGTTGATGTGCAGGTAAATGCCCTTACATTGCCAAGTGTGTCTATAAGTGCAGTATCTCAGGTCAACACAGGTCAGAGTTTTTCTCCTACAGTGACAGTTTCTGGGTATGACAATCTCTTGTGGGAATGCACTAGTGGACAATCCCCTAGTTTCTCTTCTACTACAGCAGAAGCACCTTTCATTACTCTTAATGAAGGGGGCGTACACACTTTCAGACTTACTGCAACTAATATCTCTGGTAGTGTTAGTGACACCTTCAACATCACAGGAATGGTTCAAGTGGTTGAGTCTGCCTTAAACCTCTCATGGGAAGGTCTTCCTGACGGAACATACACAGTGTTGTTTATAGACAGAGATAACGATAGTGTACTTTCAAGAAGTGTAACCTCCTCTAATGAAGCAGCTGCAGTGACTTTACCTTTACCAGTTGGAACTAAAGTAGATTACTATTGGTATAATGAGACCTCTGGAGATGCTGTGTTGAATACAGGAGCCACTGAGTAATGCAGTTAGGTGTATTAGGTACATTAGGTGTATATGGAGTTGAGGTAATAACGCCTCCTCCTATCACTGATCAAGAACAAGTATTAAGGATTGCCTCTACTCAATTTACTGTAGTTGGTAATGGTCAATACTTCGGGTATGCCACTAGAGACAACATATCTATTCTTAAATTTAAAGCAGAGAATAATTTTCAAGGAGGTATCAACCTCTCTAATGGTTACTTTGATTTTGAAAATAATGGAGTAGATAAAGTTGTCATAGAGGTAGACAACACACCTTACTTTATATCAAGCGAAGATTCCTCTATAACATTCTCTAAAGAGAACCTTATATGTAGGTTTGGAGACTTAGACATACCACACAACTACACAGGTAAGATTAATGTAATAATCTATGTAGGGAATGACCCTGACGGAATATATATGTCAAGTCATTCAGGTAGGTATGTAATGACAGTAAGGTATCAAGCATAGGAGAAGATATGAAAATTAAAAATGAATCTGTATTAGGACTTCCTAAATTCATTAAAGCTTTCTACCAAGATTGTAAAGCTGGAAAAGCTACAGGTTGGTGGGGAGAGAAATATGGCAGGCGTAGTGAACGTCTTAATGTAGAACACAAAGGTGATAAACTTGGCAACACATACGATTTAATCAATTATATTAAAGATAACGTAAGTGATATTACTCAAGAAGAAGTAGACGCTTTCGCTAGTAAAGTTAATAGGGCTTACCCAGTATTGAACTTTCAAAGAGTATTCTACTGGGAAGTATCCTTAGAGGGAACTCCTGTTAAAGAGGAAGAGGTTGTGGAAGAGCCTGTTGAGGAAGAAACCCCTGAACAAGAAACTCTTACAGAGGACACCCCTCAAGAAGAACCTCCTAAAGAAGAAAAACCTGAACCAGACTTTGACTTTGCTAAGAAGATTGAAGACAAACAAGAGTTGAAAGAATACGCCAAAGGTTTTGGTTTCAAACTTGATAGTCGTAAGTCACTCCCTGATATGATGAAATCTTTCCAAGGCAAATTTCACGCGACTAAATCTAAGTAGGTGTAGGT